GTCCTGAAAGGCTTGCAATATCCGGCATTCACGGCTTCACCGCTTTCGGCTGACTACCGTTTTGACCACTTGGCGCGTTTGTAAGCATCTTGTTCATCCTCGCGATTGCGCTTTCTTCTTTCTTTTGGGTGAGGTGCGCGTAAATACGCAGAATCATCTGCTCGTTTGCGTGTCCCATCCATTTTACCGCCGTTTTTATATCAACGTCCGCGTCGTACAGCATCGTGGCAAAAGTATGCCGTAAGTCATGCTGCCGAATCTTCACCGTTCGCCCAGCTTTTTTGGAGAGATGTTCCACATAAGCATGCCAGCGCAAGTTCTCAGTTTCTTCTCTTATATATGTGCCAGTTCTCGTTTTCATTAACGCGCCGTGCTTTCCTTCAAGTGCTTTCCTCAAAGGCGGGAAAAGTGGAACATCGCGAACGCCAGCTTTCGTCTTTGTTTTTGATAGTACAGATTTCCCAGCTTCATTTCTAATTGCTTTACGAATGTGAATATATCCGTTCTCAAAATCAATGTCTCGGTCAATGTCAATTGCCAAAGCCTCGCCCTTGCGCATTCCGGAATACAGCATCGCCATTGCAAGCAAGCCCATTGATTCTTCTTGATATGTTTCTTCAATCAGACGGATTTCCCACGCTTCGAGATTCCTGTGTGTTCCATTTTCTCCTTTATCGCGATGGACATTTTCGCAAGGGTCGATTACTATCAGCCCGTCATTCCTCGCAGTTCGGAAAACGGCGCGGGTAATGGATTCAACTTTTTTTCGCGTCGAATCCATTAGATGATTGTAATTGTTATACATTTTTTTATATCGGATGACGTTATTTCGGCAAGCGGCACTTGCGGAAGTTGACGCGAAATTCTTGTTAGATACATTGCACATTTGTTATATGTGTTTATTGCAACGTTGCTCTTGTACGTCGGCAGCCACTCCGCCGCGTACTCCGCGAACGTATACTTTTCCCGTGGTTTCCTGCCGTATTTTTCCTGCTTCTTGTACTCTTCGCGGGCTGCAAGGGCTTCGGACTGCGTTCGCCCGTAGAATGAGAATCCCTTATATTTGCAAACGTAACGCCCGTCGGGGCGCTTTTTTAGTGTCTGGCGTGGCAAGTGTATCACTCCTTTTTTCTCATTGTGCCGCAAAAAGCAGCAAAGTGCCATCGTAAATTGTGAACAAATTGAAAACATTTTGCAAACGCACGGAAAATTTTTAGTCATATTCCGAGGCGCATCAGCATATGGTATTGCGGTGGACGGTAAAAAGTACGCGACTGGAGAAGAAAATATGCCTGTTTTTGATAAAAAGTTTGTTGTTAAAACGCTCGTCGAGAAGGTGAAGAAACTGCCGGATGACCTGCAAGCGGAATTTTTTTCGTGGCTGGAAAAGAAAATTCTTACAGATGGAATGAGCTGCAAAACACACAAAATTAGAAAACGCGAAGAAAAATAAAAAAAGCGAATAGCTAAGCTATTTTTATTTTTGCAGTTTTATTCCGTTTTATTCCGTAATAATGTTGTAACATTTTCCGTTTCAAAGGTCAGAGAAAGCCAAGAATAAATTGGAATTTTTGATTCGCGAAGCACTTGAAACGCAGTGTTTTCAAGGCTTTCCGCCACTTTGGTGCGAAAAGTCTGCTAAAAATAAAATAGCTAAGCTAAAAAATAAAATAGCTAAGCTAAAAAATAAAATAGCTGAGCTATGTATAAAAAGAAAAGAAAAAAAGAAATAAAATAAAAAAAGAAAACAACAAAAGAAAAATGCGCTGACGCGATTTTTTGCGGTGGCGGCGGTCTTTTTTTTTGAGCACCATTTTGCGGACATCCGCAGCATGGTCATCTTCGTAGCTTCGCGCAGATGATAATTTCGGGGCAGACCATTTTCGTGGCTTCGCGGAAATGGTGCAGAAACCATTTTTTTGACATCAACAAAAAGCAACGGTCAACCGTCTTTTCTCACTAAAAAAAAACAGGGACTTGACAAGACGGGTTTGCGGGTGTATAATCACACTCACTTCTCCGCCTTGCTTCCCCTGCTGGTTATGGTTCTTCCTTCTGGTCTCCCTGTTCAGCATCCCCCTTGTCCGCCATGCGCTTTAAGCTATCGCGTTCCTTGCGCTCCTGCCGCATCCGACGTTCCGCCTTCGCGGTGAGGTACTCAACGTAGTCCATCGCCTCGCGCACAACGTCATCCGGCGCACCCATCAGCTTGGCGATAATCGCCTCGCAGGTTGCGTCGAGGATAGGGCGTTCTGACGTTCCTTGCGGGTTGTCGGACAGTCCGCAAAGGTAGTCGGTGGTCACGCCGAGTGCTTCGGCGAACTTCACGACGCTGGTAATCTCCGGCGTGATGGTTCCACGCTCATAGCAAGAATATGTCGCTTGCGACACTCCAACGATGCTTGCCATTTCGGCTTGCGTCTTTTTTTTTGCCTTTCTCGCTTCCTTGAGCCTATCTCCAAGCATGAAAACACCTCAAAAAATTTTTTTGCGTATTATCTTGACATATAAAATTGAGTGTGCTATTATTAGCATTGATAATAAACACTGATTGGAGGGATGCGGATGCAGAACCGCGTGCGGGAGTTCCGCGCAAAGAAGGGCTTTACGCAGATGCAGCTTGCGTGCGAAATCGGATGTGAGCAGGGGCTTGTGTCTCTGTATGAGAGGGGTGTAAATACCCCGTCACTGCATAACGCTCTTCGCCTTGCACGTGCGCTTGGCACGACGGTCGAAGCCCTGTTCGGCGGTGAGGCTGATGGCTGAGAAGCTGCGGCACTTTCTCCACGTCGCCGGGGTTCAAGGAATCAGCGTCGCCGCGCTGTCCGAAAAGTCGGGTATCTCGAAGCCGACTATTTACCGCTACGCCAACGGACAGGGAAGCCCAACGGTTGACGCGATGAAGCGCATTGCGAAAGCCCTCGGATGCACAGTCCGAGAGGCGTTTCCGGAGGTTTACAGCGAGAGGGTGGACGTGCCGACAGTCAACGTCACGGACACGCAGCCCATCAGCACGGCAAAGCTGGCGATGCAGTACGGCATGACAACACGCGAGTTTAATCAGGCACTGTTTCGCGCTGGCATCCAGATACAGCGCTCTGATGGCACTTGGGTGGTCGCCGGGAACTATGCCGACATGGTGACTTACAAGCCCGTCAAAACGGAGAACGGCACTGTGCGGCTGTTCGCAATGTGGACGCTGACAGCGCGAAAGGTGATTCAGTCCTTGCTGGCGGAGCAAGGGATAGTTCCGGCGGACGGCGTGAACGTGGGGTCGTCGGAACGCCCGACAAGATAGTCGAGCGACACGCCGTAGAAGTCTGCGAGGGCTATCAGGGTTTCTCCTGATGGGCTGACAGAGCCGCGCTCATACCGCTGATACGCCTGATAGTGTATCCCGATAGCTTCGGCGACTTGCAGTTGCGTCTTGCCCTGCAAAGAACGGACACGGCGAAGTCCGGCGGCAATTGTACACATAAAAACCTCCGAAAGGGGTTGACACAACAAAAATGTTGTGCTATTATATCAATGCAACAGAAATGTTGTATCAAGCAAGAAGGGAGAAGCGGTGCAGAATCAGGCTTTAAAAAACGCAAGAATCCGTGCTGGGCTTACACAAGCACAACTTGCGGAATCTTGCGGATTAGCGGTTCAGCACTATCAGCGGTATGAGTACGGCAAAGTCGAGCCAAGCGTTCTGGTAGCGATTCGTATCGCCGACGCGCTGGGGGTGGAAGACATCAGGGTTCTATTCTCAGGTAGCGGTAATCCTTGACGTAATAATGCGCGTACCTTGAAGAATGCGAAAATTGGACGCAAGCGTAAACGTCAGAATCGCCATAAAGCCAGAGAATAACGCAGGATGCACCTGTCGTATTGGCAATTTCGCGGCAGTCGATAACATAGCGGTCTGGTGCGGACGGACAAGAAACATTCGGCTTATAGTTGTCCAGCATCTTCTTGCAATATTCGCCGGACACGCTAATGCTGATGCTCGGCTTGTCGTAGGGTTCGACGGATGAAATGGAAATCGAAAGCAGATTGACGTTATCGCCGCTGAACTTATCAACGATATATTGCAAGTCCTCTTCGGAGTATCGGTCATCTGCGACCCTGTACGAAGTTTGCGCATTTGACGCGAATCGACCGTTGACCTGATGCGGCGTTCCGCCCTTGGAAGAAAACGCACAATACGCGCCGGAGGACGCGATAGCACTGTGGAAGTACGTTAAGCGCAAGTAGTAGCTGTCACTGCCGACAGAGGTACGCATGAGCGAATCGACGGACGAAAACAGCTCGGAAATGTGCGCAAGAAGCTCCTGATATTCTGGCGAATAACTCTTGTAGAGCGATTCCAGAAGCATATATTCGCCCTTGACGACAAAGCAGTTCGTTTCCGTGTCGAGCGAAACGTCGTAGGAAATGCCATCTTCTGGCTTGCTTGAGAAGAACTCATTGATAAAGTGCAAAGCAAGCATTTCGCCGTCGGTGAGGTCGCGTTTCTCGGTCGCAAACGCGGAAACGCAGGAAGCCATCAGGCAGCAGAGAACCAGCAGAACGGAAACAAACTTCTTCATCGTGATGATACCCCTTTCGTGTTTTGGAGGTGTGAACGTGTATCAGAGAAAACGGTACTTGAAGCGTCGGATTGAAGACTTGCAAGCAAAAGTCGAGACGCTTGAACGGGAGAACTTCGCGCTTCGCAAGGAAACGTACATGAGCTCTGGCTTGTTAAAGAGTAACCCGCTCTTGAGCTGGTACGGCAAGGAGTTGTGCCTTGCGTTCGGGCGAATCCTCGTTGCTCCGCGCTATATGAAGCTGGACTTCGACCAGTACAGCAAGTATATGCGCGATGTGCTGGACTACCTGAAAGAAATCAGGCTACTTGAAGAGAGCTATCAGCGAGAGAATCAAGCTGACGGCGGAGATGCCGACGGGAAGCAGGAAGCGCAAGCAACTTGATTTGTACTGCTCCATTTCATCCAGCGCGTGACGGTTCAGCTCCGGCACATAATCCGGCGGACGTGCATCAAGGTCGGATGGGTGCGGCGGCGGTGGCGTCAAGAAGTCGGACGAACGCAACCGCGCAAGCTGTTCCGCCGAAAGCTGTTTGCCGCGCTGAAAGTCGCGGCAGAGACGATATTCCGATTCAAGCAAGGCATACTCACCACCTTTCACGCATACGATAAGAGCAGGGAGGTGAATCCGATGTACCACGTCAACCCGCCAGACATCGAGAACCGGGTGAAGTACGCCATCACGACGCGGCGGACGCGAAAAAGGCTTTAAACGGAAGCAACGTCTAATTCGCACAAAAACGCCCTCAGAATCGCTTGCACGTCGGGGCTGGTATTTCCTCACCTGACGGGCTGGAAGCGCTCAGGACGCCGTTTTTGTCCTTGTAGAGCGTGTGTCCGACGCAAACGCGCATCAGGAGCGGGATTTGATGAACTCGATGTACTTCATCACATCCGCACGCTGGAGCGCGGAAAGAGACTTCACCTGTTCTACCAGTGGGTCGAAGTCGGGCGGCGAGAACGCGTTCTCATTACGCCCAACGAGCGTATCGAGCGAAACGCCGAGGACATCCGCGATTGCGAGAAGCCGCGTCGGAACGGGGTTGCTTCTTCCAGATTCATAGTTCTGGATTGTAATCTCTGCGACATTGGCGCGTTCTGCAAGCTGTTGCTGGCTCAGCCCGTTCGAGAGCCGAAGCGCAAGCAGAATTTCCGGGAACGGCACGGTGCATCACCTCACTTGCGCGGGTTCGCCCGGACATAGCGAGCGTACCGCATGACTTCTTCCCGGTCTGACGGAGCAAGCGCGGAAATCTCCAAGTAGAGCGTGTCCGTCTCTTTGGGAGACGGCGCACCGTCACTGCCGGAAAGATAGTCAACCGTTACGCCGAGCAAGTCCGCCATCTTGCAAAGAAGCTCGACACTTGGCGAACGATTTGCCTTTTGGAGCATCGACAACGCACCTGGAGTGATGCCACAGGAATCAGCAAACGCCGCGTTTGTAATGCCAGCTTCTTTACACAGATTAGTCAGTCGAGAAGCAAAAATTTCGCGTGAAAACATGGTTTACCCCTTGACATTCACGCAAAGTGAATGTATAATGTTATCAGAGGTAAGTCAAGAAATTACCTCAAGCAAGAAGGGAGAGCAATGTACAGGCAACTGAAACGGATGCGCGAAGCAAACGGTTGGTCGCGCGAGAGCGTTGCGCAGCGTGTCGGTGTGAATGTACCAATGCTGTGCATGATTGAGACTGGGAAGCGTGACCCGTCCTACAAAGTGTTGGTAGCGCTGGAGGACGTTTTCCACACTTCCCACAGGGAATTGTTACGGAGAGAAGAGTGACACGGAAATGCCACACGCAGACCCGGCAGGATTCGTCTTTTTGGGCTTAAGCATCGCACTTATCGCCGCGCTATGGCTGATTAACGAGGTGGTAACCTACATCAGCGTAGAGCGCGAGGGACGCAAGTCGCAGAGATGACAGAATCCTGCACACAAAGCATAACACAAGGGGATTGACAAAATCAAACGTCTATCCTCAAAGAAGAAGAAAAATCAAATTTTTTTAGCGAAAAACTTGACCGCTGGGCAAGTTAAGGAAAGGAGAAACGTTGGTAAACATTAGAAACCTTGCGGAAAGCAGGGGGTTGAAGATGGCGGACATTGCGCGAATCACGGGCATTTCAGAATCAATGCTTTCGCGGATTGCGAATGGTGAACGCAACGTCACGCCAAAGGTTGCAAAGCAGCTTGCGCCGACTTTGGGCGTGGATTGGTGGACACTTATCGACTAAGTAGCGCGAAAAGCGCAAAGATAGAAAGGGGTATCACAATGAGCGATGAAGTTATCAAGGTGCGAATCGCGTACCGTCTGCTGGACGAGTACGGAAAGGACATTCAGAGCCAGTGCCTGGACGGTTGCGTATCGCGCGGGGACGCGAACATGGCGATTTTCGCCATCCGCCAGAGCGCGAAGAAGCTGAAAGCCATGACGCGCGACGAGTTCGCGAAGCTGGGGGACTGGGACTACATCAGCGAGGCATACAGCGCGTATGAAGCCGTGATGGAAGCCCTGCTGTTGGCGGTAAAGTATGAGTTGGACAAGATGGCAGCTGCCGTCTAAGGGAGGAGCGATACAATGAAAATCCTGAATCTTGAGAAAATCGTGCCGGACGCGGAAGCCCGGAAGGAATTCTTTGAGCAGCACATGATGGAAATCACGATGCGGCTCAACGCGCCGCGCATCATCCGCAAACTCGACAACGCTTGCGACAGCAAGCGCACCGCCGACCGCATTTGGAAGATTATCTGGATGGACGTTCGGAGCGGGAAGACGAAGGACTACGGAGCCTTTCAGAAGGTTTTCCCCGGCGAATTTGATGCCTACGTTGTCTACGGCGACATCATGAATAAGCTGCTTGAAGAAATCAGCGACAAGATGGGGGCGCTTTGGAATGACTGACTTCCAACGAGCAACCGGGGTAACGATGCAGCCGGAGGAAGGCGAGGGCTTGCGCTGGTGTCCCATCGATGCGGTAATCGTCAAGCAGATTCGGAATCATCTTGGAGATAGTGCCGCAATGCGCATCGTCTACGACGCCGTCTGCAACATGGCGGGCATTAACACGCCGGACGACATCACCAAGCTGACGTTCGAGCGGGCGTATAGCCGCGCATTGTCCGAGACGGGACGGTATCAGGCGGGGGAGATTGACGCACAGGGCAATTTCATCGCGGAGGTAATCGCGACGGCTTTCGCCCTTGCGCCTAATGAAATAATAACACAGAAGGCGGTGAAATAAATGACCGAATTTGGAGGGAATGAGCTGCGGAAAGCACGAGAAAATGCAGGTATCCGGCAGTGGCAAATCGCAAGCGAAATCGGGGTTTGTGAAGCCCTGATTGGACGCTGGGAGCGAGGCGAAGCGTTCCCGTCGCCAGACGACGTTGACCGACTGGAAATCGCCTATAAAGCGCCGGGATTGTGGCACAAGTGGATGTTATCCAACTGCGATAGCTACCGCCGACATTATCGCGGCGTAGATGAGACAACGACGGCGGGGAGCGTTCTCCGAGGACGGTTCGCGATTGAGGACGTGATGTGCTTGCAAAGCGCAATTGAGCGCGACGTGTCAGAAGACGGGCGCATTGATAACCCGATTAACCGAGATAAGTACGAGGAGGTTCTGCGAAAGGCAATCGCCTGTCTGACGGACACGCTTGCGCGAATCGAGAAAAGGAGTGGCGCGAAATGACGCAGTACCTCAACACCGAGCGCGTCGCCGAAATTCTCTGCATCAGCAAGGAGAGCGCCCGAAAATTCATGCGTGAAATGCCGCATATCTGCATCGGCGGCAAGGCGCACGAAACCATCCGCGTCACTGTCAGCGACTTTGAGCAGGAGATGGAGCGCCGAAAGCGTTACCCGACGCAGGAGCAGGAGAACGAGGTCATCCGCCAGCGCAAGAAGCGCAACGACCTTGTGGCGCGCGGACTGATGAACCCTGACGGCACAATTGCCAGGAGAAGGGCATAAAAAAGCGCCCGTGCCGCGGGTACAAAGCGCGAACACGAGCAGACAGAAAGGGTAATGTGGCGGTTAAGCCACTGCCATTATAACACGGGAAAGAAAGGAAGTCAACATATATGGAGCAGTTTATCAACGAAATCGAGGAAAACGAACAGGAAGACCGCGCGGGTTTTGTCATCGACAACGACCAGAAGGCGGACTGGGCGGTTCGCCGCATCGCAGAGCTGGAAGCCGACACGCAGAAATGGAAGGACTACTACAAGGCACAGAGTGAGCGCGTGGCGCAGTCCAACCAGCAGAGCATTGACTACTTCACCGCGCTGCTGGAAAGCTACTTCGACACCGTTCCGCACAAGGCGACGAAGACCAGCGAGAAGTACAAGCTGCCGAGCGGCGTTCTGGTTCGCAAGACGCAAGCGCCGGAGTACGAGCGCGACGATGCGCAGATTATCGCGTGGTGCGCAGAGAATGTGCCGTCCTGCGTGGAGAACGTGCCGAAGCTGAAATGGACGGCGCTGAAAGGGCTGCTTGTAGAAAACAACGGACAGGCGATTGATGAAATTACGGGCGAAGTCGTTCCCGGCATCAAAATCATCCCGCGCGACCCGGTTTTCGCGGTGCAGAAGGGGTGAGGCGAATGGCGAGACGCTGCTGCTTATGTGGGGCATATCTGGATAGCGGGGAGCGCTGCGACTGCGGATGCAGCCAGACGGACGAAGTGCCGCGAGGGTGCAGGAAGCCCGTGCGAAGGGTTGATGAAGCCAGCCGCACGGGAGAGGATTGGCGCTGGGAGAAGTACATAAATGAACAGTATCAGAGATGGTACGAGTGCTGACAGGAGGACGACAATGGAAACGTGCTTGGAGTACACGGACAAAACAATGTGGATTTCCACGGATGAGAAGTGGCTTATCACACGCATCATGCGACTGCGAGACGCGCACCCGGAAGAAGTCGAGATTGTGAAAACGCCGCAGGGAAATGACGGCTGTCTGTATTGCAAAGTTCCGTCAAAATGGCTGAAAGTTTCGCCGCCGAAGCGCGTAAACATGACGGATGAACAGCGAAAAGCAGTGGGGGAAAGACTGAAAGGCATCAGAAACACGGGGAGGGAATAAGGCATGGAAAACGGGCAGATTTACGCCGCAATCAGCGCGGCGATGGCGGACATTTCCGCAATCGGCAAGGACAAGTACAACCAGAAGCAGGGTTTTAAGTTCCGCGGCATCGACGATGTGATGAACGCCTTGAAACCCATCCTGACGAAAAACAAGATTTTCACTGTTCCACAGGTTTTGGAGCAAACGCGAGAAATCAAGGTAACAGCGAAAGGCGGAGAACTGCGGTACAGTCTGCTGAGAATCGCGTTCCGCTTCTATGCCACCGACGGCAGCTTTGTCGAGGCGGTGACGCTTGGCGAGGGCATGGATAGCGGCGACAAGGCAAGCAACAAGGCAATGGCGATTGCTTACAAATACGCGCTGTTTCAAGTGTTCTGCATCCCTACGGAGGAGATGACCGACCCGGACGGCGAGAGCTACGAAACCAAGCACGAGGCGAAGCACGAACAGCCGAAGCCGCAGCCCAAGAACGCAGAGAACCCGGCAGAAACGCCGACGAACTACATCATGCGCGAATGCAGCAACATCGGCATGGATATGCAGGAGTTGGGCAGAGTTCGCGCCGCGCTGGTGGAAGCAAACATCGTCCGCAATATCCCGACGAAAGAGATGACGATGGCGGACGCAAAGGCGCTGATGAGCGCGGTGAAAGCCAATTTCCGGGAGGCATCATAATGAATCGGGCAGAACGCAGAAGAGCGGCGCGGGACATAAACCACACCGCGCAGAGCATCATGAGGGCGCGGGGGGGCTATGAACGCGAGTATGAGCGAGGAGCGAAGGACGCGGAACGCCACGCAATCAAGATGATTTTCGCCGGGATGTGCCTTGCGATGAAAGAGGAGTTCGGGTTTGGCGCACAGCGGATTCATCGGATGCTGACAGCAACGCAAAAGTATCTGCAACCCGGCGCATACTTCACAACGGCAGAATTGATTGATGAGGTATTGGAAAAGACGGGCATCCGGCTGAACTTCGATGACCCGTTCGACCCGGTGGAACAAATCGAGAAAGGGGAAAGACGATGAATGTAGTCAGCAACGTGGAAATCATGGGGCTTGTGTCGAGCGTAAAGGCAAGCCGCTATCCGATGGCAACCGACACGGAGAATTGCAGCGCGGAAGTCACAGAGCGGACGATGGCGCTTGCAAACTGCCAGACGGGGAGCGGACACGACCAGTTTTTAACGGGGATTGTCGTGCAGTTCGACCTCACGTTCACCGTAAAGGCGTGGGTGGAAGCCGAGCGGTATCATTTTCTGGATTTTGTATCGAGCCAGTCCACAATGCACCGCATAACAAGCATGGACATCGACGAGCAATGCATTGACTATGTTCGGCGGGAGACAATCGAGCTTGTGGAGAAGCTGGTTGCGGAGTACAAGGAAGCACCCACGCCGGAACGGTATCTTGCAGTCCTCTACAACGTGCCTGTTGGCTTGCGGCTGACGGCGCGGATGACCACCAACTATCGGCAGCTCAAAACGATTTACCAGCAGCGCAAGAATCACCGTCTGCCGGAATGGAGGGCGTTCTGCGCATGGATTGAGACGCTGCCGAGGGCGAAGTTTATCACAGGGAAGCGAGCTGACGCAAATGGCTGAACGTGGGGAAGCCCGTCGCGAATATCAGCGGGCTTACTATCAAGCACACAAAGAAGAGCTGCAAAGACGGCATCGAGAATATTACTGGAAAAACAAAGAGCAGCAGCGGGGATATAATCGAAAGCATTACTTAGCGAATAGAGAAAAAATCCGCAAGGCTGCGCTGGAGCGTTATTACAAACTCAAAACAGAACGCATGGAGAAAGCGGCGGAAAAAATCGGGAAGTTCCCACGATGTCCGTGGTGCGGTGCAGAAATGAAAGCAAACAAAGGCGATGTTTTCCGAACGGACGACAATGGATGGATGGGGAGCTTATCATGTAACGAGTGCGGCTCAAATTCATCGTTTGTGTACGGTAAAGCGACAAAAGAAGAAGTGGTGAATGCCTTGTGTGAGCTGAAGCCGAAAGAAGAGCCGAACCGAGTTTTGACGCTGGAAGAGGTGCGTGAAATCGCAATTGGAAACGGAAGTTACACTGACGGAGATGTCTGTTGGCTCGAACAAAAGAAATGGCATGGCGGCGAATGGGCAAGCATAAACAGTAGAAGGGTGTACGAATATTTTTCCAACGAAGAGACCTTTGATTGGCTTGTAATCGGTTCAGAGGATTTCGACGCCATTTCGGCAAGCGAATATGGCAAGACGTGGCGTTGCTGGTTGCGGCATCCAACAAAGCCGGAGATGACAGAAACGCCGTGGGAGGGAGAAAGTGACGATGACGACTAAGCCACGTAACCGCGTTCTGACGTTTGCAGAAGCAAGCGCGCAAAACAAGAAGACGGCGCGCGTTTGGCTGGAACTGCGAGACAACATCCCGATTCGAGCATGGCTGAAAACGGATGCATACCCGTGGCGCGTTATACCTTACAACATCGGCATTGGTACATTTTACGTCTACACAGAGGACTACGGCACAAAGTGGCGGTGCTGGGAAAAAGAGCCGACACGCGAAGAAACCAAACGCGAGCCGTGGAGTGAGCCATGATTGCGACAATCGGCAAAGTCATCGAGCAGCCGGGCAGCCTGACAATCCAGACTGCCCGCCCCGATGCGGAAAACCTATCGGATACCGTCACGGTGCTTTGGCAGGACTGCCGCACAATTAGTCCAGAGCAACGGCGCAAGGCGTGGGCGCTGATTGGCGAGATTGCCGCCGCGACGGGATACATCGGGCAGGGCGACAAGAGCGACATCAACACGATGCTCAAGGCGGAGTTTCTGCGAGCGCGGATTGACAAGCTGCAAGCGGAGGCAATCAAGGCATTCAGCCTGTCCGACGTGGATATGACAACCGCACGGCTCTATATTGATTGGCTTGTTGAGTTCTGCGTTATCAACGACATTCCGACAAAACAGCCGCTTGTGGAGTACGCGGAGGACATCGGCGCGTATATCTATGCTTGCGTGATGCACAAGCAGTGCGCCGTCTGCGGACGCAGACCGTCAGACTTGCACCACTGGGAGCGCGTCGGCATGGGCGCAGACCGTACGGAAATCAATCATATCGGGCTGACGTGTGAACCGCTTTGCCGGGTACATCACACGGAGTGCCACACGATGGCACAGGCGGATTTTGATGCAAAGTACCACATTCAGCCCGTAAAAATCGACGAAAAAATAGCGAAGCTGTACAAACTGGGGAGGAAAAGCAATGAACAAGCTGACTATCATCGGGAATCTAACGCGGGACGTTGAGTTGCGCACAACGCAGAGCGGCAAGAGCGTCGCCAACTTCACGCTTGCTGTCAATCGCCGCGCGAAACCGGGTGAAAAGGCGGAAGCAGACTTCTTCCGCGTGTCCGTTTGGGACAAACAAGCGGAAACGTGCCAAAAGTACCTTGCCAAGGGACGCAAGGTGTGTGTGATTGGCAGCGTCAGCGTCAGCACATACACCGCCAACGACGGAAGCACACGCGCGACGCTGGAAGTATTTGCGCAGGACGTTGAGTTTCTGGACAGCGCGAAGCAGGATGCACCGCAGACGGAAGCACGCGGAGCGGCGCAACCGCCCGCACAGACGCAATATACCCCGGTATACGATGAGGATTTGCCGTTTTAACGGAGGGAGAAAGTAAATGGAGCTTGAGTATGTGCCTGTGCAGGTAGCCATGCGCCGGGAAATCGCGAGACTTTCCGACGAAGAAGCCGGACGTGCGCTTAAAGCCATTCTTGATTATGTGGCGACGGGTGAGGATGTCGAGCCGGAAGGAAACGCGGCGTTTTTGTACCTTGCGCTGTTGCGAGAATGCGATAAAATCTGCAAGATTCACGAGGTGCGTTCCGCAGGTGGCAAGGCTGGCGGACGTGGTCGCCCGAAGAAAACAAAGTCAGAAGAAATCCAGCAGTCCGAATCGGAACAGGCGCAGCTCAACCCCGAACCAGAGCAGAAGCCCGAAGTGCGCGCTCCTGCATCCTTCATTAGCGACGAAGAAGCAGCAGAAATCCAGCAAGGCACAAACGAGGTGCTGGACGAAGCGAAACGGCAGGGATTCCCCGACACAACGGCGACGATGGAGACGCTCAACCAGCTTGTGGCGGACAACGGCACGGAAGAAGTGCTGGAATGCGTGAAAATCGCCGGGGAAGCAGGAAAACCGAATATCCGATACCTCAAAGGCGTAATTAACGGACGCGCAAAAGAACGACAAGAGGAAGAACGCCAAGCGCGGATTGATGCAGAGAAATACCCGGTAGTATCAAGCGCAGATTACGACTACAAGCCGCCGTCGGTAACGTTCGGGGAGGTATTCAAAAAGTACGCAAAGCAACGAGCTTTAGAGCATCCAGAGGAACGAGTGAAGTTGGAAGAATTAGCGGGGAGATTTAGCTAATTATGGACGCATACATTAACGAGGACGCGGAAAAGAGCCTGATTGGGCTTGCAATGCAGGATGCAATCGTCGCACAAGAGGTTGCAGCACTGCCGGACAGCATTTTCGGGTTAAAAGAAATGCAAGCCTGTCAGCGCGGCATCATGCGACTTGCAAAGCAAGGAAAGAACGTTGACCTTGTAACGCTGGACGCAGAGGTACAATGCGACTTGCAAAACACCGCCCTCTTGATGGAATGCGTAAAAATGGGTATCTCTCCTGTCATGTCCCGGCAATATATAGCGATTCTGGCGGAGTGCGCGAAACGTCGCGAGCTTGCAGCACTGGCGAGAAAAATTCTGCAAGACGTGGGCAATCCCGGCGCGTCGGTGGAATCTCTTCAAGCGGAATGCGCAACAGCGGCGCAATCATCAGCAGCCGTCGATGACGGCGTAACGATGAAAGACGCAGTGTTCGCGTTTGTGGATTCAATCGGAAAGCAAGACGGCATAATGTCCGGAATCGCAGACCTTGATAATAGGCTCGGCGGATTCAAGCCGGGACAGCTCATTTACATCGGCGCACGTCCGGGCGTAGGTAAAACGTCGTTGGCTATCTGCATGGCGAAATACGTCGCAGAACACGGCGGCGTGGTGCTGATGGTGTCCTTGGAGATGAATCCGGCAGAGATTGTAGCACGTTTTCTGGCGAACGAATCCGGGGTGGACTTGCAAAAGCTGTCCACTGGCAAAATGGAGCTGTCAGATTTCGAGCGCATAACGCCGTGCTATCAAGCTGTCGCGAATCTCCCAATCAGCATCGAGGAGCGAGCGGTCACGCCCTTGCAAATCCGCAACGCAGCGGCGAAGATGAAAGCAAGCAAGCAGGGGTTGAGCCTGATTGTAGTTGATTACATCCAACTCATGCGAGCCGATGAGAAGTGCGGAAACCGCACGGAGGAGGTGACGCAAATCAGCCGCGAATTGAAGCTGATGGCGATGGATTTAGGCGTTCCGCTGCTCTGTATGACGCAGTTCAACCGTGAGAGCGAGAAGGGATTCGGCAAAGCGACAAAAAGCGAGCCGGATATGTCGCAAGCGCGAGACAGCGGCGCGATTGAGCAGGACGCGAACGTGTTTCTCATCCTGCATGAGCCGGAAGAGCCGCAGGACGCGAACAGCGACAGATGGCAGATGTACCACAATTGCCAAGCGAACGGCTTGACGTGGCAAACGTGCCGAATCAGGAAGAACCGAAACGGCGCAACGGGAGTTGTGAATCTGGGGTTTAATAAGCCGCATATGCGGTATACATGCCTAAAAAAGGACTAAAAGGAGGAAAGCCATGTACAACATCATCGTTTACGAGAACAAACGGTTTGGAAACATTCGGACATTCGTCGAAGAAGGGAAACAAGAGCCGTGGTTCGTGGCGGCGGATGTGTGCCGAGCGCTGGAAGTCAAGAACGCACGGGATGCAGTGGCACGTCTGGACGACGACGAAAAGAATACCGTCGTTTTAACCGACGGAAATCGCGGCAATCCAAATGTGACCGTCGTCAGCGAACCCGGGCTGTACGCACTCGTCCTCAGCAGTCGCAAGCCGGAGGCGAAAGAGTTCAAGCGCTGGATTACGCACGATGTCATCCCATCAATCCGAAAGAGCGGCGGCTACATCGCAGGGCAGGAAGACATGAGCGACGCTGACCTGATGGCGAAAGCTCTGATTGTTGCCCAGCGACAGATTGAGCAGCGCGACAAGCAAATCACGGAGATGCAGCCAAAGGCGCTGTTCGCGGATGCTGTGAGCGCAAGCAAAACAAGCATCCTTGTGAACGAGATGGCGAAGCTGCTGCGGCAGAATGGCGTTGAAATCGGCGAAAAGAAGCTGTTCAAACTCCTGCGCGTGAACGGATATTTGTGCAGCAAAGGAGAGCTTCACAACTGCCCGACGCAAAGAGCTATGGATATGGGACTTTTCGAGATAAAGGAAACGGCTATCACAACGTCGGACGGCAGCGTTATACTGCGGCGAACGCCGAAAGTGACGGGCAAAGGGCAAGTGTACTTCATCAACAAGTTTAAGGGGGGATGGGCGTAATGCAAGTAAAACCAAAGCCTTGCCCGAATTGCGGAAGCAAGTACGTGGAAATGTTGACTAAATTTTTCGGCGGTAACGGTTTTGAGGTAAGATGCTTGGACTGTGGTTATATCGGTGAGCTTGGAAAAACAAGAGCCGCAGCCGCGAGAGCGTGGAATAACGACGAAAGGAGAAAGAAGAATGCAGGATTATAATCTGAAACCGTGCCCGTTCTGTGGGGGGCGAAAAATCGAACTGGTAGAATCTGATTATTTTTTCGGCAGTTGGTTTTGCGAATGCACTGCGTGTAGACAAGCCATTGCAGCAGGAAAAACGCTGGAAAAGGCAATGAAGAAATGGAATCGCCGTGCGCCGGAATGGTTTTCCGTGGACAAGGTGCTGCCGGCAGAGGGAATGCACGTCATCGGATTTGATATAGAGAGCAGGTGGGACTATCCATCGCTGTATTTTCGTCCAGATACAAAGGAGTTTTTGGACGAAATGTACGACAACAAGCCTGTGAGCATCACGCATTGGATGCCATGCCCGGACGCGCCAAAGGAGGATGAAGAGGATGAATAATGAAAAGAAACAAGCCCCGCGCTGTCCGTACTGCGGCGCAGAAATGAGAATCGAAAAGCCGATATTCGCGAACGAATACGATTACGATGCATCTTTAGTGGGCGCAAAAGCAGGGTGGTGCACGCAAGCGACTTGTACTAAATGCTGGTCGGTTGCACCGTTCGTTTATGGAACGGAGACAGAGAAAGACGCTTATGAAGTTGTTCGCGAAAAGGCTATGAGGCGCTGGCAAGAGCCAAACCGCGTGCTGACGCTGGATGAACTTAAACACTACAACGGTTTCATATGGTGCGAATCGCGAGACGGAGAGGTCTTTGAACCGGGATGGGTAGAAGATATGTACGTTTATGTCAGGGAATGTGAAACAATCAATCTCTGTAGCGAAAACATTGATTGGTCAAAAGGACGCTGTTGGTTGCGAAAACCGACAGAGCAGGAAATGGAAAACACGCCGTGGGAGGACGAAGGAAGATGAATGAGTACAAAAACCGTGTGCTGTCCCTTGAAGAACTTGCGGTAAGCGCAGGAATGCTCACATTTATTGAAGATAACAACGGAGACGACGAGCCGTGCGTCCGTGCGCGAATGGTAACGTACTGGGAACCTAAAAGCCATCGCATATATTTCGACGGCGGACGCACATGGTACGCCGATTACACCTACGGCGAGACGTGGCGCTGCTGGGTGAGAAAGCCCACGCCGGAAGAAGTGGCGAATACGCCGTGGGAGGAAAAGGCATGAGCAGAAAAACAAAAATAGATTGGGCAGACAGCACATGGAATCCTATAACTGGTTGCCGGCACAGCTGCGAATACTGCTATGCGCGAAAGATTGCGGAGAGGTTCGGCGGCGTGTATTACGAGGACGAGCTGCCAAACCGCTGGGGTGAATATGAGTGCGAACGCCTACACGCAGATGGAGACTTACATGAGCTTGATTATCCGCTCAAGAATTACGGAAATAACAAAATAGCCCCGTATCCCTTTGAGTTCGACCCCACCTTCTACCGCTACAAGCTGGATGAGCCGCAGCGCTGGAAAAAGTCACGCACCATCTTTGTGTGCAGTATGGCAGACCTGTTCGGCGACTGGGTTCCAGATGAATGGATTGCGGAAGTATTCATGGCGTGCGAAGCCGCGCCGCAGCATCGTTATCTGTTCCTGACAAAAAATCCAGTCAGACTGTGCAAAATGGCAAGCGCCTATAAAGTAAAGCGCTGGAATGAAACGCATGGATGGCAGACACATCCGCAGACGGCAGAATACGCGCATACGCTCGCCCTTCCAAACCATGAGAACTGGTGGTTTGGAAGCACGCTGGACAACAAAAATGCCAGAAGATTCCAAGGAGATAACCATTTTCACACGTTTACGAGCATTGAGCCGCTAACCGAGGACATGGACGTTGGGCTTGGTTCTTTCGGCTCGGACGAATGGGTAATCATCGGCGCAGAAACGGGCAATCGAAAAGGCAAGATTACGCCAAAACGTAAATGGGTTGAAAATATTGTCGAAGCCGCACAGCTTACTGGCATGAAGGTGTTCATGAAAGAGAGCCTTCGAGAACTTATGGGAAACGAGTTTCGGCAGGAAATGCCGTGGGAGGAAAAGCAAAAATGAAAAAGTACGAACTGACGGACAAAACAAAGGTGATCGCTGATGTGACGCTGCACCGAATCCGTGCGCTGATTGATATTCCGGAGCACAACGTGAAGGCTGGTGACTTGGGCGGATGGATTGAGGCGGAGAGAAATCTGTCTCAGAAAGGCGCAGCATGGGTCGCTGATTCGGCGCGCGTGATGGATTCGGCGCGCGTGACGGACACGGCGTTGGTGATGGGTTCGGCGTGGGTGACGGGTTCGGCGCGTGTGATGGATTCGGCGCGCGTGATGGGCGAGGCGTTGGTGACGAATTCTGCTGATTACATCACCATCGGCGCAATCGGAAGCCGTAACGACACAACCACTTTTTGCCGTGGCAAGGATAGGAAAATATACGTCTCCTGCGGATGCTTCAACGGCACAATTGACGACTTTGCCGCAGAAGTCAAGCAAGTCCATGCCGGGACAAAGCACGAAAGGACGTACCTGTTGGCAATCGAACTGGCAAAGGCGCAGATTGCGACGGAGGAGGAAAGCTGATGGCTGACCGCAAAATCGCGGCTATGCACCGCGAGTACGGAAAAGACTGTGCCCATAAATGTGCAGATTGCCCGAATCTCTGTGTTTACATGGCAAACAAAACATGGTACAAGTGCGCGGCATACGGTGTAAGCAGTTCCGCGGCGAGTGATTGGGCGAAAAGTTGGACGGCTTGCGGGATGTATGGGGAGCCGCTTGAGGCAGACCATGTGCCGCTCATCAGGCGATTACCGCGTGCGAAACGGCAGGAGAAACCGCTTGATGGGCAGATGAGATTCTTGGAGGAGGAAAAATGATGGAGCGGACGGAGAAAATTGGCTTTGCGGAGTGGTGTGCGGGGTACCGAAAGACACTGCCGGAAAGCAAGCGCGATTACCGGATTGGTAATTTTTTGTCGGACATTGATTCTGATTTGCACCAGAACCCGTTTATGGCTGGATGCTGCGACCGCAAACAGTGGATGGAACACATCTATCATCACGCTTGCGATGACGCAAAGGCGGCGTTCTGCAATCTGTGGAAAATGTATGAGCAGGACACACAGGAGGAAGAGGAAAAATCAATGTTGATGGAAATTAGACCCATCACTTTAAGGCAAGCGAGTGATTTTATCAACCAGAATCACAGGCATCACAGAGCGACCATCGGATGCAAATTCTGCTTAGGATGCTTTGTTGGAGAAAGCATGGTAGGGTGCGCAGTCTGCGGCAGACCAGTTTCGAGATACTTAGATGACGGATTTACATGCGAAGTAAACAGACTATGTACTGATGGAACGAATAATGCATGCTCTATGCTTTATGGAGCTTGTTGCAGAGTTGCAAGGGAGATGGGATACAGGAAAGTGATTACCTACATCCTTCAATCGGAGAACGGAGCATCATTGAAGGCAAGCAATTTTACGTGTGAAGGTATTGCCGGTGGCGAAAAATGGACAGGAAAGCGCGACAAGGGACAAGATATACCACACGAACTAAAAAAAAGATGGGTGAGATACCTAAAGCAAGAAAAGGATGGATAACGATGACTGATAACAAGCAAGCTCCGCACTGTTGGAATGCGTACTTTCCGCAAGCTGTGGCGGGCTTACAAGCGGGAAATGAGGTGAAAAACTGATGGAAATGGTCACGCTGCCCAGAGCTGTACTGCTTGGGACGATTACCGGGGCTGTTTACCGCCGGGCTGGTGCTCGCGAGGGACGAGCACCGCTGCGGAACGCTGGCCTTTATTATCGGGGCTGCAATGAACAGCACCCTGTCCATCCTGCTTCTTCTGGGGCTGGAAGCGCTGGGGAACCTCGGAGGTATCTGACGATGAAGAGTAATGAGTGGATTCCCGTCTCCGAGCGTCTGCCGGAGAAAGGCGCGCTGGTCGTGGCGCTGTGCCGCTACGAGTTTGCGCCCGACAAGTATTACACCGCGCAGGAGCGGTACGACCCGCGCAGCAAAATGTGGCACGATGGCTGTGCGCAATACTGGTTTCCAGTGCCGGAGGAGGAAAGATGATGGAGATGGTGACGCTGCCCGCTGCGGTGATTTTCGGCGCGCTGATTGGTCTGGGGCTGACGGGCTTCCTGCTGGCGAAGGAAACGCGACCGTGGTACGTTTACATTCTGCTGGCGCTCGTCAACTGTATCATTTCGATTTTGGTGTACGCCGGAGCGGATGCGCTTGCGGCGTGGTTGGGGGGATAACAATGACGGTTATCGGTCTGCTGTGTTTGCTGGCTGCTACGGTGTGCGTGGCTTGCGCATTTATCAATAAGGAGTGATGATGGTTGTGAGAGAATTGCAAGATGAGATTGTGACGGTTGTGTTTTCCGAACTTCTTCGAGCGCAAAAAGAGCATGGAGAAACGTTCAACTCCATGCCGGAGGCGTTCTCCGTAATCTGGGAAGAAATCGAGGAAGCAAACGAAGAAATGCAGCGCGTTCGGCAAAAGGCGAATGACGTGTGGCTGGCAAATCGACGGGACGATGCAGACGCGTTTCGGATGTGCGCGAGCAAAACAGCAGCGGCAGCTACACTGCTGGCTTGTGAAGCTGTGCAAGTTGCGGCAATGTGCATGAAGGCGCAGAGAGGAGGTGCAACATGGTCGAAAGGCAAGATTGACTGAACGCGCTGACAATCTGCCCGGTTTGCAACGCTGTGATGAAACGCTACACTACGATTGATGTTCAGGGAGGCGCATGGGTAAAATGTACAAATCCAGAATGCGGACTACACGGCGTTCTCTTTATGCCGATGTAATCCCGACAGAGGACGAAGAGCAGGAAACCCTGTTCCGCTGGGCGGAGGCTCAAAGCGCAACGAAGCCGTGGCTGAAAGGGATGTTCGCCATTCCGAACGGCGGTTATCGCGCCAAAGCAACCGCCGCGAGAATGAAGCGAACCGGGACGCGTGCGGGAGTGCCTGACATCTTCCTGCCCGTCTCCAATGGACGCGAACACGGGCTTTTCATTGAGATGAAGCGGCGGAAGGGCGGGACAGTATCGACATCGCAGAAAGAGCGCATGAAAATGCTGACTGCCGAGGGCTACCGCTGCGTAGTGGCAAAGGGATGCCAAGAAGCGATTGACGCAATTATGCGATACATGGACGGAGAGTGAGACAATAGTGGACACCGACGAAATCCGTTACTCCTTTTGGCTGGAAAAAGAGCTGGAAAAGAACGTAAAGCGGCTTGCGGGGAACGTTTCGCGCGGATGCAAAAGCCGCCACGATGCCTACAAAGTCAGGGCGACGCAGGACGCAATCAGGCGGCTAAACGGCGAGAAGGAGGCAAACGGAGCAATCGAGAAGGTACAAGATATGCTGTACACGGAGCTAATGAGCGGACAGATTCGCCCGGCGCTGTATACAGCTATCGTCAAGGCGTTTGAAGGGGTAAAATAATAGCGGGCGGTTGCGGGAGGGGAAAATGGTTGACTTAAAGCGGATGCGGTATCTCATCAGGCGGTATCCTATGGCTTGCTTGCGCGCAGAACAGGCGCGAATCCGGGCGCAGAAGCTGACGCGGACAATCAGCGACGCGCCGCGCGGGGGCGGAAGTATGAACAGCACGGAGGAAGGGCTGCTGTACCGCGTCGAGGCGCTGGAGCGCAAGAAAGCAATCTGGGACGAGTTGTGCAGGATGCGAGAAGAACTTGCGCCGCTGGTTGATGCGCTGGAAAGTCCGCTGGAAGTGCAGTGCATGAGGATGCGGTATCTGGAGGGCAGGAGTGTCCGGGAAATCAGCTACAATCTGGCGTATTCCGAGCAGCACGTCTTCCGCGTGATTGGAAACGCGGAGAGGAAAATCCAGAGCGCGGAATGAGGCGGTCGCGCATCGAAAGGTGCGCGATTTTCTTTGCAAAAATCGCAAAAAAATGTGATTTATCCCTTGACATATACGGCAGTATATGTTATAATAAGAGTGTCAGGAGGGCATGAGCCAACCGACAAGGGCGGTCACAGCCAATTGCGACAGTTGCCAACAAGCTCAACTGTTGGGAAAATAAAATCAACTTGAAGTCCCTATGGGGGCTACTATCATCGAGCTTGCTGCATAGGCAGCGGAAAGGCGGTAAATCATGAGCAACATCAATATTCCCGAAATCCTCTTGCTGACGGACGTGCTGCAATCACGGCTGATTCGCAAGGCGGCTACAGGTTGCCTCTTCTCTGGTGCCGATATGTCTCGGCTCGTTTGCTACTTTGAAAAAGAGAGGGCTGCGCTGAGCGTAACCTACGATGCGCTGGTGCAGCTTGACGGCACGGTGTACGACGGCACGGTGACAATCGACCGTCAAGGGCATCTGGCAGTCCGTTTGAAGCATTAAGCGGACAAGCCACCGGGCGGGGCGGTATAACCCCGAAGAAGGAGGAGAAAGGCAATGGAAGTGACGCTGACGAAGGAAGAATACAGAGAGCTTAAAAAGCATGGTCACCTTGAAAAAGATGGTTTCGTGTACAGCCACCTTGCAAAGCTGGACGGAGAAACGCTCGCAATCTGCGAAAGAGCAAACGATATGGACTACATCGTCGAGGTGAAGCGTGAAAAGTAACAGCTTGCAAAATCAACCATCATATGCTACAATATCCCCGAAAGGGGTTGTAGCGATGCGTAAAGAGTATTACCAAGGGGACATTTCCGTCCGCGCGATGAAGAAGTATCGCGAAAAAGAAGGAATCAAGACGGTGCGCTTCGACGTTCGCGCCGGGAGCAAGGAGGCGCTGGAAGAAGAAGCAAAGCGCCGTGGTCTCTCGGTGGCGCAGCTAATCGTTGATTCCGTAAACGCATATATAGGGCGTGAGATAATTACAAACAAAAAAAAATAATAGCATGGGCGCATCCGCTGGGGTGCGCCTTTTTTGTTGCGTAAAAAAGTTTGCAAAAAATCTCGAAAAAATGTAATTTTCCCCTTGACATATACGGCAGTATATGTTATAATAATAGTATCAGGAGGGCGGTACAAAAAATAAAGCCCCCGACAGAAAGAGGTAAGTATTATGAAGTTCGCGAGCATCAAGAAGGGCATCCGCATCACCGAGAAGATGGCGCAGAAGCTGGCTATCAACTGGTACTACGAAACGAAGAAATACTGCTACGAGTTGCAGTACGGGGACGAAACGATGGATGGCGACTACGAGCGCAGCATCGTTCGCTGGAAGAAAGGCGAAGAGTACAAGCCTTCCGAAGTCGTTGCAACGCTGGCGTGAACAGGAAGGAGGAGCAAGCACCATGTCGAACGAAGAAATTATCACAAAGTCCGCCATCAGCGCGGGCATCTTCTCCGAAGAGGAAGCAGCTGCTTACATCATGAACGGTTTGCGTCTCCCGATTCACACCTTCGCCGAGTGGAAGAACCACGGTTACATGTTCAAGAAGGGCGAACACGCCGCGCTGACCGTGAGCATCTGGAAGCCCAAGACCAGCAAGAAGAAGGACGAAAAGAACGTGGAAGCGGACAAGGAGGAAAACAGCGGGTTCTTCCTGACGACCGCATACCTGTTCACCAAGCAGCAGGTGGAAGCAATCAAGCCCGCCTAATCGCAACAGAATGCCGCCTGAGAGCCGTTGGAGCAATCAGGCGACATGATTATGAGCAAAAACAAGCAAGCCGTTAGAACGCGAAATAGGCGGCATTACAGGCAATGCAAAAGAAGCAAAACATATAGAAATAAAAAAATGAGAGTTATGAGAGTAATTTCCGTGCTATAATGTAAAATGTAAAAGCAGCAAGAAAGACGCAAGCAGTGATGCAAGCGTCTTTTTTGTTGGAAGAGGAGACTATGGAAGTGCTGCTCTTGCCTCTTCAGCGGCGGGATTTATGCGCGATGCGCTTTGTTGCGTTGGTGGGGACGCGACGGACGAAGAGGAGGGAAAACCATTGATTGACTGGAACGGCATCAAAATCGTCGAAACGGACTGTATGCTGCCGATTGACCGCGTGAAGCCGTATGCAAGAAACGCAAAGCGGCATCCGCAGGAGCAAATCGACGAAATCAAGGCAAGCATCAAGCGGTTCGGCATGGATGACCCCATCGGCATCTGGGGCAAGGAAAACCTGATTGTCGAGGGGCATGGGCGGCTGGAAGCGTGCAAGCAGCTCGGCATCCCGACAGTGCCGTGCATCAGACTAGACCACTTAACAAAAGAAGAGCGCAAGGCGTACACTCTGGCGCACAACAAAACCAACATGGACAGCGGCTGGGACTTTACGGCGCTTGACCAAGAGCTGGCGGAAATCGTTGATATTGACATGAGCGAGTTCGGTTTCGGAGTTCCCATCTCAGAAGAAGAAGTCTGGAAAGAAAACGAAAACAGCATATCTCTTGCTGACAAATACACGGTTGCGCCATTTTCTGTCCTCGATGGCAGGAGTGGCGAATGGCAAAAACGGAAAAAACAATGGCATTCCGTTATTGGCGATAGCAGGGAAGGGCGTGCAGAAGATTTAATCGGCGGGATTGCTGATATTTCAAAAAGAAAGAGTGCAAGGCTCTCCGGGGCAAGTGAGTTTGACCCGGTTCTCTGCGAGGTGTTGATAAAATGGTTCTGCCCTCCCAATGGGAAAATCGTTGACCCGTTCGCTGGCGGGAACGTTCGCGGCGTAATTTCCGCAATTCTTGGAAACGAATATCACGGAGTAGATATTCGAACAGAGCAGATTGCAGAAAATGAAGCGTCTTTACCCAAAATCCGTGAAGATTACGCACAAGCGCCGAAGTGGCATTGCGGCGACAGCGCGAATGTTGACGTGATGCTATCAAAAGAAGCACCGTTTGATTTTTTTCTGATGTGTCCGCCGTATGGAGACTTGGAAAAGTACAGCGACGACCCGAAAGACTTATCAACGATGAAGTACGATGATTTTATCGACACATACAGGCAAATAATTGCAAAGACAGTATCCCTTCTTTCGGAGAACGCATTTTGTGCCGTAGTCGTTTCCGACATTCGCGACAAAAAAGGGATGTATCGTGGATTCACGTCTGACACGATTAAAGCGTTTACAGATTGCGGCGCGAAGTTGTATAACGATATGATAAAACTCGACCCAATAGGCACAGCCGCGATTCGAGTAGAAGGACAATTCCGCGATATGCGCAAAGTCGTGCGCACCCACCAAAACGTTCTTGTTTTTGTCAAAGGAGACCCGCGCAAAATCAAAAAGGGAGAATACGAGTTTGATTTTGACGAAAGCGAAGCGGAGAATGCCTAAAACATGTAGCAAACGAGGTGCCCGCGCATGAAGAAAGAGCCTGACGTTGACATCGACATCCCGGAAATCCACTTCCACGACACAATCGAGCTTGACGACGACATAGACTTCTCTGTCGCCGACTTCTCTATCGTGGATGAGGAAGAGCAAACGCGCATCATAAAGCCCAAGATGGCAAAGTCGGCAATCTACAACAAGGCAGATTTTCAGTATGCACGAGACCTTGCCGTAAAAATTTGCCTGGAACGCAACGCACGGACTACTTGCATCGTTCCGGGCAATTTCATTTTTGGCGACTTGCCGGAAGCGCTTGTGATGTATCGCGGCATCGACCTCAAAACAATCTACTGCTCAACGTTGTCACTGTCGGAAAACAACGTGGACAGCTTCAAAAATCTGCTGCTTTTCCGCAACGTGGAGAAAATCAATCTGATGCTGTCCGGCTACTTCTACAGCCACTACAAAACGGATTTAATTCCGTACTTGTATGAGGAGCTGGACATCGACAACAAATTGCAAGTGGCGTTCACAAATACGCACATGAAAATCCTGCTGATGGAAACGCACAAGGGGAATCATTATGTGCTGACGGGGAGCGCGAATTTGCGGAGCGCGTCTTGCCTGGAGCAGTTCGACTTCGAGGAGAACAAGGAACTGTTCAACTTCTACAAGGAAGCGTTCGACAGCCTTATTGACAAGTACAAAACAATCGACTACACGAAACCAAAAATCGCAAGGGGGGAATAAAGCATGGCAAGCGGTTCGGGCAAGGCAAGACTGCGCCTCAAAAACGGCGGGACGCTGAAAGGGCGCACACCCGCAATCAACAGACGGAGAAGCTATTACATGGTAAACCGAGAGACGGGCGAAATCATGAGGTAATCATCAGGCGGTGAGTAAATGCCAACGGAACAGGAAAAAAAACAGTATGCGCACGGGAAACATCCTAACAGCCTTGCGAATCTCAAAAAGGGAAAACGCTTCGGGAATGGCGAGGGTAATACGCTGAATGCGCGAGAAGAAAACAAAAAGTCCGTCGCAGTTCGGAACGGCAACAAGACATTGCGTGAATTTGCGATTGACTTTGCAGATAAGCCGATGAAAAACGGAATAACATTCAAGGAGGCGTACATCATGCGCCTTGCAAAAATGGCTGCCGATGGAAATCTTGCTGCTATGCAGTATTTTGCAAAACTCATCGGAGAAGACCCCGGCGACGTTGTAACCGTCAAAGCGCCGACGCTGTCCGAGGACGCGAAAGCTGACATCGACAAGCTGCTGAAAGAGACGCGGGGAGAAGTAAAATGACGACGCTGACGCGGGAAGAGGTATGGAACATCTGGCGATACCATCCCGCCGCCGTTGGCAGAATGTGCGGATTCCGTGACTTAACGGACGAACTTCACGGACGCTGGATGCAGCACATTATCTTCGGAGCGGACGATTACACGCTTCAAGCGCATCGTCTGTCCTACAAGTCTTCCTGCCTTTCCGTCGCTTTGGCAATGTGGTGCGTCCTTAACCACGGAAAAAACGCGATTTTCATGCGAAAAACCGACAGCGACGTTGTGGAGAGCATCGCACAGGCGAAAAAGGTATTCGCGAACGAGGCTTTTTGCTACATGGCGCAAATCCTCATGCAGCAGGACGTTCAACTGCTGAAATCAGGCGGCAACTGCATGACGGTGAGCGTGTACGATTCGCCGCGTGGCGCTGACCAGCTAATCGGTATTGGCTGCGGTTCGTCCATGACGGGCAAGCACGCGGATTTGATTTTATGCGACGACGTGGTAAACCTCAACGACCGCATCAGCCGCGCAGAGCGCGAGCGCACCAAGGGAGTAATCCAAGAGCTGCGGAACATCGTCACCCGCGACGGGCGAATCGTCTTCATCGGCACACCGTGGCACATCGAGGACGCGTTCACGCTGGTTGCGCCGCCGGAGAAGCACGACTGCTATTCTACTGGGTTAATTGCGCCGGAGAAGCTGGAAGAACTGCGGAAATCAATGTCGCCGTCGCTGTTTGCTGCGAACTATGAGCTGCGCCACATTGCCGCCGAAAATGCGCTGTTTGATACGCCACCGACGTTTACGCCGGAAGCGGAAAAGCTGCGGGACGGCATCGCGCACGTTGATGCTGCCTATGGCGGCGAGGACTACACCGCGCTGACGTGTGCCAAGCGGGACGGCGACACGCTGTACTTGTACGGGCGTTTGTGGCGCAAACACGTTGACACGCTGATGGACGCGCTGCAATCGGAGACGGAGCGCCTAATGTGCGCCCCGATTTACTGCGAGACAAACGGCGACAAGGGTTATTTGGCGCGGGAATTGCGCCGCCGAAACATGGCAGTACGCGCATACCCGGAGAAAATGAACAAGTATCTGAAAATCAGCACTTACCTCAAAAAATGGTGGGGAAATATCGTGTTTTTGGAAGGCACAGACAGGGATTATATCGCGCAGATTATGGACTACACCGAGGACGCGGAGCATGACGACGCGCCGGACAGCGCCGCGTGCTGCTGCCGAATTCTCGACAGGAGCGGCGCGAGTTTGTATGTTGGGGGGTGATACAGATGTTTACCAAAATCACATGGCAGGACTGGCAGAACGAAGAGGATAAAGCCAAAGAGACGCTGGCGGTTATCAACGCATACAAGCACAGCGAGGACTTTGACAAGGCGGGCATCGCGCAACGCTACTACGAGGCGCGGAACGACACCGTTTCCGCGAAAGTCGTGCTGCGAGCCACAACATCAGAATCGGAGCAAAAAACCGCCGACGGGAAAACAGTAAAGAAGAAGGGGACGGCGACGGAAGCAGTCCCCGGACAGCGCATTTACAGCGATTTTTTCCGCCGATTTACAATGCAACAGGCTAATTATCTGCTTGGTAATGGCGTGGAGCTGGAAAACGACGCGATGAAGGGCAAGCTGGGAATCGGGTTCGACACGACACTTGCAAAAATCGGACTGTATGCGCTTGTTCATGGCGTGTGTTGGGGCTATTGGAACCTCGACCACGTTGAGATTCTGAGAGCGTACACGGATAAAAACAGCGGATTTGTGGCGCTGCTGGACGAACTGACGGGCGAACCGATGGTGGGGGTGCAGTTCTGGCAGATTGGCGACGACAAGCCGCTGATGGCGCGAGTCTTTGAGCCGGACGGCGTGACGGTCTACAAAACGCGCGAAAATGCCTCTGATTTGGAGGTGGCGCAGGAGAAACGCGCCTACAAACGGACATATGCGAGGGACATCACAGGCGAGCGCCTTGTATCCGAGGAGAATTACAGCGCATTGCCTATTGTGCCGCTGTACGCAAACGATAAGAAGCAGACAGAGCTGACACTGGCGATTCGCTCAAAAATAGACCTGTACGACATCGTTCTTTCCGACTTTGGAAACAATCTGGAAAAGGCGAACGATGTTTACTGGGTGCTTAATAACTTCGGGGGCAACTTCGACGAGGTTGCGCTGATGCTGGAACAGATTCACCGACTAAAAGCGATTGCGAACATCAGCGACGGCACGTCATCCAGCACAGTAACGCCGGAGACGTTTGAAGTGCCGTATGCCGCGCGCCAAACCGCGCTGGAACTGCTGGAACGGCAGCTATACCGCGATTATATGGCGCTGGATGTATCGGAGCTGACGGGCGGCAGCCTGACGAACGTTGCAATTCGGGCAAGCATGGCGAATCTGGACTTGAAGGCGAACGCCTACGAATGGCAGTGCTTTGAGTTCGTACAGAAACTTCTGCGGATTCTGGGCATTGAGACCGAGACAATCAGCTTCAAGCGGCAGACGATTGCCAACGAGAGCGAGATTATCCAGAACATCTACACAGCGCAGGGCGATTTAGACAAGGAGACGCGTCTGAAACTCAATCCGATGATTCTGCCGGAGGAAATCGACGACATTATCAAGCGCGGGGAAGAAGAATCGCTTTTGGGTATGCGGATGGCGCAACAGGCAATGCAGCAGACGGAGGGGGACGAACAGAATGCTTCTGATTCTGATGGTAATTCTGGCAGTGTTGGCAGCTAACAACGTGATTATCGTTCCGGGCTGGCTCTTGTGGTTTGGCTTCATCGTAGGGACAATTGCGTACATTGACGAACACGATTCGTGGTGGGAGAAAAAGCCGTGACGGACGTGGAGCGCAACGATTTGCGCGAAGCCGCGCTGCAAATGCGTATAAAGGCGATGTACCAAGAGGCGCTTGATATCGCCACGGAGCGCCTGAAAGACTTCTTGCGGAAAAAGCAACAAGTGGACGATGGCAAGATAAAGCCGCCCGCGTACTACGACACGCCGGAAAAGGTAGAGCGGTGGAAAGCGGGTTTTGTCCGCGAACTCATCCGCCAATATCGCGTGGAAGAAGTCATCATGGAGGAAATCTGCAAGGCAGGGAAACGGGCAACCGCCGACATCCGGAACACGATGGGAGACGTGTACGCCGACAGCTTAGGCGAGGCGCAAACCGTCATCGAGGCGCAGGCAGACCGCGCGGGTGTCAAGGTGTCATTCGCACAGCCCAACAAACGCGAAATCAAGGCGATTTTTGCCGCTAACGAAACAGCATTCACGAAGCTGGCATACAAAAATCTTGGACAGAACATCGAAATTCGCCACAAGTTGCAAAATGCGCTGGCGCTTTCATCTACGCTGGGCGAGGACCGGAAGAAGCTGATGAACCGCATCGGCGACATCACGGGGCAGAGCGAGTGGCAAGCGCGGCGCGTGGCGCAGACAGAGCGGACGCGCTCACAAAGTCAAGCGAGTTACGCCGCGTCGCAAGAAGCCGCAGACCAAGGCGTAACGGTTTACAACAAGTGGTTCTGCCGCTTCAAGAATAGCCGCGAGGCGCACATGGCACGGCACGGCAAGATGGCAAAGCAAGGCGAGTGTTTCCCGAACAGCAACATCCGCTTTCCGGGCGACCCGAACGGCAGCGCAGCGGAGACAATCAATTGCTACTGCATGATTATGCCGAAAGTCATCCTGTCTACCGAGTATGTGGACGCAGATGGCAACATCCGAAAGAAGGAAAAGAAATGAGCGGGTTCGTAGACCACACGCCGGAAATCAGCGAAAGGCTGAAACGCGCAATGGAAATCGGGCTTTTGGCGGTTGCGCAAGAAGCCGTCGGCATGGTACGCGAGAAGATGGTGACAGGCTATGAGCATAAGGTCTACGACACTGGCAATCTGGCGAGAAGTATCACCGCCGACATCGACCCCGATAGCAACGAAGTAACCATCGGCACAAACGTTGAGTACGCGCATTATGTTCACGATGGACACGCGGGACACGCTGTTTTCTTTCCAAAGCTGGGAGACAAAGGCGAGTTCCGCGTTATGCCGGGAGGATACACCCCCGGCAGACCGTTCATGACGGACACGTTCGCAGATTCCGCAAACGCGGAACGCCTTGTGGACATTATGGCGGATGTAATCAAACAAAACATGGACTAATAACAGCAACATCAGCGCATGGCAAAGCACCGCCGTGCGCTGTTTGCATATACGCGGAAAAGCAAAGCACCGCTTAACCGCAAACAATCAAAGGCGCAAAGCACCGCGCCCCGAAGTAAAGGAGATTGAATCATGAATATCCTCACCCGGAAGAACCTGAAAGCCCTGAATGTGCCTGATGAAGCGATTGACGCGATTGTGGAAGCTCACAGCGACGCAATCAACGACATCAAGGCGGAGCGTGACAAGTACGCGGAAGAGGCGAAGCAGATTGCGACGCTGACCACGGAGCGTGACACGCTCAAGCAGCAGCTTGCCGACGCGAAGAAGAGCGGCGGCGACGCGCAGAAGATTCAGGAGGCGTTCGACGCCTACAAGCAGCAGGTGGAGACGGAAAAGAAAACCGCGACGCTGACAACCGCCGCGAGAAAGCTGTTGACCAGCAAGGGGATGCAGGAGAAACTTGCAGACCTCGTGATGGCAAAGCGCGGACTGGACGGCATCGAACTCGACGACAAGGGCGCAATCAAGGATGGCGACAAGCTGATTGACGCGCTCAAGGGCGAGTACGGCGACCTTTTCTCCACGCAGCAGCAGCAGGGTACACCTACCACAACCCCGCCGAGCGGCGGCAATGCCACGCACGGCAGCGGACGCGCCGCAGCACTGGCGGCGAAGTACGCGCAAGATATGTATGGCGCAGTTGCGCCGGAAGGAGCAAATAAATGAGCTTTACCAGCAAGGCAACCGGGACTGTTTACCAGCCCGGTTATTTCCTCGGAAACGCGGAAGACGCAATCCGCGAAACCAAGCAGATTAAGCAGTCGGGCGCTACCACCGCCGCAAACGGCGCGAAGTACGTCAAAATGGGAACTGTTTACCCCGCGAACGACGGCACTGCCGTCGGCATCGTGTACGAGGACGTGGACGTTACAAGCGGCGATATGCCAGGCAGCGTCGTAACGCGCGGCACGGTTTACGAGAGCCGTCTCCCCGTCGCAATCAACAGCACCGCCAAGAGCGCGCTGACGGCAAAGGGCTTCTACTTCATCGCCGCCGAAGCCGCGACGGTTCGCCCGTACTGACGAAAGGAGAATACTATGCAGATTCCGTCTTTTGAGAACAATATTTTCGGTCTTATCCCCAAGGAGGAGTGGCTTGACGTTGGCTTTAACGTCAGCCGCCCGAACGACCCGGTTGACGCGCTGTTTCCCGATGAATACAGTGAAAATCTCGTGGCTAAGTGGCAGGAGATTGCCAACCAGTACCAGCTTCCCGTGATGGCTGACTTCCACAGCTTCGACAGCCGGACGAACATCGCCACCCGCATTCCCGTCGACACGCACAGCATCGAGAAGGGACTGATTAAAGTAAAGATTAACCAGTCCGAGCGTATGCGTGCACTGCTGCGTTCCGGCGTGCAGAATGATGCTATGTATGATTACGTTATCCGCGACGGTATCATGCTTGCCGACCAAGTTGTGACGCGCACCAAGGTTGCGAAGAACGAGGTTCTGGCGACTGGCAAGATGACCATCAAGGAGAACGACCTCGACCTGACTATCGACTATGGCGTGAAGCCGGAACAGACGGAATTCACGTTCGATTTCAGCGAGGACGCGGACATTCCGGAACAGATTCAGTTTTTGTCTGACACCGCGCAGGAAGCGGGAACAACGGTTGACACCATCGTTACAAGTCGCAAAGTGCGGAATCAGATGCGTGCAAACCGTGCAATCCAGAAGCGCATCAACGGCACGTTGAGCGAGGGCGCGTATGTGAGCAACGCCGCGCTGGATACGTTCCTTTCAACGGAGTACGGCATCAACCGCGTTATCACTAACGATTTGCAGTACGCCATTGATGGCGGCATCGGCGCGGACGGGCGACCGATTCGCACGACCAAGCGCTATTTCCCGCAGAACAAGATGACGTTCCTCGGCACGGGCAGCGCCATGACGCGCATCGGCGCGGGCTTGTGGGGACAGACCCCGGAAGAAACGGTCAATACCGCCAACACGGGTCTCAACGTCAACCAGTCCGGGCAGCACCGCTATGTGATGGTGTCGCAGTGGGTTGAGAATGACCCTGTTGTTCTTTGGACGCGGGCATCCGGCTTGTTTATGCCGGTTATTTTCAATCCGCAGAGCATTTGGATTGCAACCATCACGGACGCGGCGACGGGACAGTTGACGGTTTCCTCTGCTGCTGGCACGGACAATGGCAACACGAAGCTGACTGTCAGCCCCGCGAAGGAATCCAGCTCCAACCTGTACAAGGTGAAAGCTGGCACGACCGCGCCGACTGCGACCTATGGACAGAATGTGCGGACTTGGAGCAACTGGGACGGCACGTCTGACCTTGCCATCGCGACCGGTCAGAAGGTGACGGTTGCGGAGTGCACGAGCGATTATCGCGTCATCCGCTCCGGCAGCGCGACGGTGACGGCAGCGACCTAATGGAGGTGGAAACATGGCTGTGACGCTGGAAATGGCAATGCGCGAGTGTAACAACTTTTTTGAGCGCTGCAAGTACGCAGGAGAGATTCGCATCGCGGACGGTAAAATCGTCCCTGATGTAGGTTCGCCGTATGTGTACATCAGCGGCAGCGCGCGGAACGACGGCGTTCACAGCCTTGTTTCTGGCGCAATGGAGGACGCGGACGGGGAGGAAACTTTCGACGGCACGTTGTGGTTTCTGTACCCGCCGCGCCCGTTTATCGAGATTGCAAAACAATGCGCGGAATACGAGACGAAAAACCCGACGGGGGCTTATACGTCGGAATCGTTCGGGCATTACAGCTATTCGCGGGCTACTGGCAGCAACGGCGTTGTGACGTGGCAAGCGGCATTCGCGGACAAGCTGCGACCGTATAGGCATATGTACACGGAGGTGGGCTGATGGCGTGGACTGATTTTCTCGATGACGCTTGCATCGTTGACAAGCGCACGGAATCCGACGGCATGGGCGGCATTGTTGTCACATGGGCAGATGGCGCGCCGTTCCGCGCCGGATTCATCCGCAACAGCAGCACGGAAGCCATGATTGCATATCAGAGCGGCATCCGCGAACTGTTCACCATCGTGTTTTCCGATATGCTGGAACTGCTGCCAAACGACCGCGTGAAGCGCATCAAGGACGGCAAGGTCTTCCGCATCACGTCCGACGCGCGGGACATGACAACGCCGGAGCAGAGCGATATGCACTTCCGGGAGGCTGACGCGGAGGTGGTGACTGCGTGATTGACTTGCAGCGGAAACTATACAAGTTTTGGAGCAGCTTCACCTACGAGGGCAAGCCAATTCCCGCATATGTTGAGGACGCAGTGCCGGAGGAAGCGTCTTTCCCCTATTTTGCGTTTCAAGTGCAAGAGGGGAACACATTCGGAAAATCTACAATGATTTGCACGCTGTGCTGTCAGGCGGAAAACGGCAGCAACGTCAACTTGCAGCGTGCGGCAATCCTTGACGAGGTTCGCCGCGCCATTCCGCCGGAGGGGACGGCAATCTACTGCGACGATGGCTTTATCACCCTGTACCGCAACAATAGCAACTTTTTCCGCCTTGAAGTGGACACGACGCTCAAAAGCGTCTGCTATGGGCGGATTTACTACGAAATCGTGACTTATTACACCTAACAGGAGGTAAAAAAATGACGACTGGTCTTCGGGCAAGTACATTTGAGAACTTGCAGCTCAATGCCGGGATGTTTCTTGCAAACTTTAACTATTCCACCGCCACGGACGCGGCGACGCTGGGCGCGCTGCTGAAAACGGAGCGCGAAAAGACAAGCGGCTCTGCGCTGATTGGCGCAACGCGCGGCGGCGGCACGTTCGTCTGCACGCCCAACACGCGCAGCATCGAAGCGGACGGCAAGCGCGAGGAATGGAAAGGCAGCAGCGTCAACGATGGCTGGACTATCAAGCTGACGACTACCCTGCTGGAAATCAACGCCGACAACCTTAAGCGTTCTTTCGGCACTGCCGATGTGACGGACACGGAGAAGAAGCACACCATTAAGATTCGCACCGGCATCAAGGACGCGGACTATATTACGAGTCTCGTCTGGGTGGGCGATACCTCGAAGGGCTATGTGCTGATTGCCATCAAAAACGCGTTGAACACGGCGGGCGCAACGCTGACGTGGACGGACAAGGGCGAGGGCACTATTCCGGTGGAGTTTACTGCGCATCAGGATGGGCTGGAAACCGACGGATATGCACCTTGCGAGGTCATCTTCTTCGACCCCGCCGCCCGTAGCAATTCTCAAAAATCCAGTCAATAACCATCCGCAGCACACCTTCTGTAAAGCGGTGACTGCTTTTGTGAGAATTGCTATAAATATACGCGGCAGGGGTCGCGCCCTGCCGCACTTTCGTGAATTTTTAGGAGGGAAACGCATGAATACCGCAACCGCATTTGAGCAGATGGCGAACGCCATTCCGTACATCGACAAGCTGGTCAACAGCAAGGAAATGAAAGCCTTTGTGGAAGAAAAGAGCAAGGGTGACGTTGTCGGACGAGACATTCTGATGAAGATGCTGCCGATTTTGTACGCCAAGCATCCGAAGGAAACGATGGGGATTCTCGGCGCGATGCACGGCAAGACGGCGGAGGAAGTCGCGGAAATGGACTTCACGGAAACCGCCGCCATGATGGACAAGGACACACTCGATTCGTTGTTTGCTTTTTTTACCTTTGCGCTTCGTCTGGGGTGCATCATGTAATCCCTGTGCTGTACAAGTACCGCCCGCAAAACGTTCACGCGCTGGGGGTGCTTCTGGCGCACGAAACGCAGGAGGAAGCAAAACGTTGCTACATGGCTAATATGGCGTGGATGACGGTGCTCGCTATTTCGTCGTTCGGCGGCGCGAATCTGGAAATCCCGTCATACAGCGACGTTTTCGGCACAGAGAAGCATGAAACAAAGCAAAAAACAGCAGAGGAAATCTGCGACGATATTATAAACGGACTAATGTCGAGGGGAGGTGCAGAAGATGGCGGAAGCATTTGAGTTGTACGCAAGTTTTAAGATTGATACAAGCGGATACACACAGGAACTGAATAAAATCCGGCAGGAAATGGAGCAGTTTCAGCAGGAACTCAACAGCCTTGCTATTCATCCGACGTTTGACGGTGGACGTTTTCGGTCGGAATTGGAGCAAGCGCAGCAGCAGTCCACGCAAGCGACGGAAGAAATCAAGCGTTTGCAGCAGCAAATCCAGTCCTTGCAGCAAGCCGCAGAGGATTCAGGGGACGATTCCGAAAACAGCATCACTGGGCTTCTAAAACGCATCGGCATCGTCGGCGAAATTGCAAGCGGACAGTTCCTCGGAAATATGTTTGTGAATGGCGTCAATACCGTTATCAACGGCATCACGGGTTCAATTGACGAATCAATCGGGCTTGCGTCCGACCTTGTGGAGACGCAGAACGTTGTTGATGTGACGTTTGAAGATTCCGCGTCCACCATTAACAAGTGGGCGCAGGAGGCGCTGAACGCCTACGGCATCACGGAAACCAAGGCGAAACAGTATTCGTCCACGCTGGGCGCTATGCTGAAATCCATGGGCATTGCCGATGACCAAGTCCTCCAAATGTCAATGGATATGGCGGGGCTGGCGGCGGATATGGCGTCTTTCTACAATCTCGACCATGACACGGCATTTGAGAAAATCCGCTCCGGCATCTCCGGGGAAACTGAACCGTTGATTTTAGCGGCTTAACGGAGGAATCCGTTTTGAAACTGCTGGTGAACGCAAGCAAAAGCGGTGTGCATGAAAATGCGCTAACGGTAAAACTCTAAACTTGCCAATTGCAAGCACGACAATACCGTGCCAAGCCGTCACGGACGGAAGGTGTAACGACTAATTGTAGCGTCGAGATTAGCACGACGCGAAGTGCCAGCCGCCCCCCGAAAGGGCGAAGAGATAGTCTAATCCCCTCCAAAATATCGGGAAACCGAGGGTATAAATGTAAAATCTTTGGGCATCAATATGTCCGTTGCAAACCTAAACGCCTTTGCCCTCGAAAAGGGCATGAACAAGGCGTTTGACAAGATGTCGCAGGCGGAACAGGCGACGTTGCGCTATCAGTATCTTCTGGAAGCCACGAAGGACGCTCAGGGCGACTTTGCGCGAACCGGGGACAGCTTCTCGAATGAAATGCGCAAGCTGCAAACGAACCTTGACCGCATCAAGACGGAGTTCGGCAAGGGTCTGCTGGGCGTTGTAACGCCCGCGATTTCGCTGCTCAATAATGTACTGTCGGATAAATCGTACCAGTACACGACAGCCGAAAAAATCATGCAAGAGCGGGACGACGCAATATACGACGCAAAGGCGACCTATGCGCAGTCGCTCACAATCGTTAATTCCATGCGCAACATGGAGCAGGAGAGCGGCGAAGCTGTAAAGGCAACGAAAGCGTGGCAGGAAGCCCTCGAAAACCTTAAAAACGTTATGCCGGGACTTTCGCAATACGTTGACTTAACCTCTGACGCCATTATGGGAAACACGGAAAGAATTAAACAGTATGTGGATACCGTGAATGGCGTGTCGCTGTATGGTGCACATGATACCGCCGTTACCGATGCACAAGCAGCAGTTGATGAAACGGAAAAACAGCTCGAAGCCCTATATGCACGCAGAGATTATCTAAACTCGCTAATTGTGGGGTCTAATGCTGAGGAAGTAAAAGCCGCATATCATGATGTGGTAGAAAATGCCTATCAGTCCTTTGTCCGCACAATGGCTGGAACAAATGCCAACTATACGTTTGCCAATACATTTGACGAATTTTTTGCATCGCAATATGATGAAGTCGACAGGGCGATTCGCGGGGTTGGAGATTCTTCCATAAATCTCTTCGATTTCGGAGACATGCAAGCTGCGGCGTGGAGCAAGCTCACAGAAGCAATGAGCTTGCAAACATTCGATAGCAGCGCCGCCGCCGGAGAGTTGGAAGACGTCAATAGGCAAATCGAAGAAACTAACGATAAACTGAGCGAGAATCAGACCGCGCTTGCAAGGGCAACAGCGGAAAGGGAAGCGTACAAACGTGCACACCCGGAAGCCGAAGAACAGGTAAAATTCAACGAAGCCATCGAGGACGAGAAGAAAGCCCTCGAAGACCTTAAGACCGCGCTGAAAGACGTTGACACCTACCGCGCGGACACGCTGAAAAAGGCGCAGGAAGCCTACAAGGGCGTTGCGTCTGGCATGGGCTACATGGTAACGCACACGCAGGAGGAAATGAAGAAGCTCCTCGATACCGATTACAGCAAGGAAAATGTGCTTAGTTGGTACGGCACGAATGCAGATGCGCTACACGCCTACAATGATGCTTTGCAGCAAGCCGAAGCGTCTGGCGTTGACGTTGGCATCTTGTCAGGGCTTACTACATACTCCCGCGATAACGATGCGTACCTTTCGCGTCTGCTGAACCTAACGCCGGAAGAAATCAAGCAGCTAAATGCAGACTACCAGCGCGCCCGCGACGAAGAAAACGCGATGGCGGAAACCAAAACGCGGCTGGCGCTTGCGGACGATGAGACGTATCAGGCGATGCTGGAAACCGTGCAAAAGTCGCTCGAAGCGTTTGAGCAAAAGGACGAAATCGCGGCATACATGGCGGAAAATAACAACTCGTTATTAGCTGGCATTGACAAAATGCGCAAGACGCTGGAAGCAGAAATTCCCGGCATAAACGCGCTTCTCGAACAGTTGGGGTTCAAGCAGATTGATTATAAAATAAAAGATAAACCGTGGGTTCATGACTATGGTGGGGCGCGTGCTGGCTATGCTGACCTGTTCGCCGACGTTGCAAAAGATAAAAACGCCTTTAATAAAGACGAAGCAAAAGCGCTACATGCGATAAAGGCACGAGCGCGAAGCGGCTATGCGGACATGATTGAAGATGGGCTAATGCCCGACGACATCAAAGCCCGCGCGCAACGGTGGAATCGGCTCGTCGAAATGAAAACGCAGGAAATGAACGACATCGTTGACATTTTGGAACAGCGCATGGAGGAAAACCAGCGTCAGCGTGAAGCCGCAGAAGCGGAGCAGTGGAATAATCGAGCAACAAAAGACATGCCGCCACTGTATATGATGGACACGATTATTGCCAACGAAGCGCACCCTAAATTTGTGCCGAATACATACATCGGCGCACCTTCGAGCGAACAGCAAGAAAAAACAACGGGCGGCAATGTTTTCTCCGCCATCGAAAGCGCCATTGACGCAGCAAAAGAAATCGAAAGTAGAACGATACATGAAGATTTTGTAACGCAGTCTATTTTCAATGCGCTTGGAGAAATGATGGAGAACTACAAGGAAAGCCTAAGAAACAATAGCGCACCCAACATTTTTAGCAATAGCGACGGCGTTCTCTTCGTTCAAGTTACAAACCCGGACGAAATTGCGAACGCGGTTTCCGGGCTTCCGCCAACAACCATCAATAACACATTCAGCGTGGACGGCAAAACCGTCGCAACGGAGGTTGCTCCCATTGTTAACAAGATAATCGGCAGGGGCATCCGTGGAAATCTGATGGAGGTGGCGCGATAAATGGTAACACGATACCGCGCGTGGATGGGTGAGGAAGCGCTGGAAGACCTCGACCCGTCCATCATCATCATCGACATTTCGGAGGACGCGCCACAAGAAGCCGTAACAACCGAAGCACGCCCCGGCGGGGGAATGTTCCTCACCGGGCAGCTTCGGCAGTCCATCACGGTAACAATCGCCGTGGAAATCCACGAAGCAAACACCATCCACAGGCAGCTTGTCCTCAGTAAAATCATGCGCTGGGGCAGCGGTGGACAGTACCTGCGCACGTCATACCGCCCGGAACAGCGATTATACATCGACAGCATCGAGGCGGCGAGTGTTTCCGCGCTCAAGTGGACGGACACGCTGGAAATCAAGCTGACGGCATATCAGCGTCCATGGTGGGAGGAAGCAACTGTTTCCAAAATGGAAACAGTTGAAGCAAGCAAAAGTGGCATCCTGACGGTTTACAATCGCGGGGACGTGGCGTGTCCGCTGGAAGCTGTTTTTGTGGCAATCGACCCGCTGACAAACGTTGCAATCAGTTGCGGCAGCGAAAAAATCTCGCTGACGAACATCAGCGTGAAAACAGGCGAGGAAATCCGCATAAAACACGACGATAACGGAATCCAGCAAATCACGGCGGCAGGGCAATCCGCAATGGGCAACCGAAACGGACAGTCTGCCGACGAAATCACGCTAAAGCCCGGAATCAACAAGGTGTCGTTTAGCGGCGACGGACTTTTGTCGCTGACGGTCACTGCGAGGGGGCGGAAATATTAACTACAAAGCATATGGCATACCGCAGGAAGTAACCCTAACGTCCAAAATAAAATGCCGTCTTGAGGTAAACCCTGATGTGGAAAATCCCACTGGTTGGCAGATGGAAGTCGGCTATCCAACAATCGGGAGAACAAAGGTCACTTTTCCGGTTGTTCTTCCAGCCGACGCAGTAATCACCTCCGCACGAGTACACGCAGATTTTCGGCGCGACCTTTGGGGCAATCAACAAAAGCAGGACGTAAACGACGTGCACGTTGACGAGGCAGGATTCGCAACAGTAACACTTCCTGACGGAGCAAGCACCGTATCCCTTATTGTAACACTATCCTTTCAAATGTGGGGAAAAGTTTACACGGATACGGTTGAACGGACTTTTAACGTAGACGTCCGCGACATCTACCTCACAATCGACTATGTTTCCGGCATCATCCCCGACCCGGACGCAAGCAAGGCATACACAAACAACATTCGTTTGCCGCGTCTGCTGGACAAAAATCTGCGGGAAATCAAGCGCCTGCGCCCTTCTTCGTTGTCTTTGTCGCTGACAATCGACGACATTTCCACCGCGAGCATGACGCTTGTAGATGGCACATGGATGGACGCAACGCAGTTTGTGGAGCTATACCACATCGGCGGAAGCGTCGGCATCTTCCGCTTGCGCTCAGACACGCAGACTTACAGAAATTACGCAACACAGGAAGTCAACCTTGACCACGCTATTTCCACGCTGATGGACGGGCTTCTTCCGGAGCAGCTAAAAATAGGCAGTGCATCCGTTGACGCGGTTGATGTTCTGGCGCAACTTCTCACCTACCAGCCGGAAACACGCTGGCAGATGGGAACGTGCGAGTTATCGCAACACCTCACATACGATTTTGACGCAGGAACGAACATTTGGACAGCAATCAACAACGTCAAGGACTTGTCTCCCGCTGAAATGATGTGGCAGTACGACTTTTCCACACATCCATGGACGCTCAACCTCGTTAACATGCCAAATACCGTCTCCTGCGAGGCGCGTTTTAACGGCGCGCTAACCAGCGCAACGGTCAGCACCGACCGCGACGACCTTGTGACCCGTATGTATGCATACGGCAAAAACGGCATCACCGTCGGCACGGTAAACGATGGCAAGGACTACATCGACGCGGACACCATCGAAGAGTGGGGCATCGTGTGTGGCAAGTACTCCGATAACAGCATCACGGACAAGGAGACGCTGCTGGAGAACGCAAAGAAGGAACTGGCGAAAAAGAAAACCCCGCCGATTTCCATCGACGTTTCACTTGTGGAGCTCTCCGCCATAACAGGCTTGCCGTATGACCATTTCCGGCTGGGGAGCATCTGCCGGGTTGCAATGCCTAAATTCGGGCGTTGCTACGATGAGCGCATTCTCACGCTCAACGCGGACAACGTGCTGCTTGAGCCGCAAAAGGTAAAAGTCACCATGTCAACGGAGGGCAAGAGCGTCAGCGGCATCATCGAGGCACTGGGCGGCAAGAGTGGGCTTATTTCCGCCGGAACGGAATAAAGGAGGACGCATGAATGAGTTAAATTATACTTGCAACCTGTCTGCTGGGTTGCGGATGACACCGCTCAAAGCGGCGCTCGTGCAAGGCGAAGCGAACGCCCACACGCTGAAAATCGCGTTTGAGAAGGACGGCGCGCCGTACAGCATGGAGTCGGGCGCAACGATTGTCGGGAGCTTTATCAGGCTGGACAGCGTCGCAAGCACAGACGAAAACCCGACGATTCTTTTGCAAGGCGCGGTCAACGACGGCGTGGCATCCGTGACGCTTTCCGCTGCTTGTTACGCGGTTGTTGGGCGTTTCCGCCTGATGGTCACGGCGACGGTCGGCGAGGACACGACGGCTGTCTTGTGGCTCGAGGGGCGCGTCGCGGCAGGGGCAACCGGGACAGTGTACGAACCGGAGAACGCCATCCCCGACATCACAACGGTGCTTGCAAAGGTGCAAGATTGCACAAACGCAGCGGCAAGCGCAAACGCAGCGGCAGAAAGCGCAACATCCGCAGCGCAGCAGTTTCTGGGGAAGTACATCACGGATGAGGAAAAATTGTTACTGCTGGAACTGCTGCAAATGGCGGCATATCGCTCAAACACCGCCGCGCAAAATTATAACAAGCTATACGCAGCGTGGAAGGACGATGTATCAGCGCTTGAGGCACAGCGCCCGCAAATCATCAGCGTTGAGGCGGACAAAACGACAATCGCCGTCGGCGAAAGCGTGACGTTCGCGGTAACGCAAAAGAACGCGGCATCAATCCGGTTCCTTGTGAACGGCACAGTAAACGAGCGAATCTATGACGTTCAGCAGGAAACGATAACGTTCACAAAGCAGTTTCAATTTACCGGGAGCGGAACGCGGATTGTTGCATTCCAGGCGGTTGACGCGAGCAGCAACGTCGGGCTGGAATCGGATAGTATCATCATTACAATTAAGGAGGCGGCACAAAATGGCGTGGAATCTAATCCGCAGGAATAACGGCGAGACTATCCACACGGACTATGTTGAGTGGATGTTGGATAGCGCCGCCGACATCTCCAATGGCACAGAGCCGGGGAAATCCGGAAGCATCGGCAGTCTGGCGTACACCGCCGGGTTCGGCGCGATGTGGCAGAAGAACGCGCAGGGTGCGTGGGTGAAGCTGGGAGGTGGCAACTAATGGTTGATGCAAGCACGATTGGTGTGATTCAGGCGCTTTACGGCACAGGCGCAAACGGTGGGATTCCTACGCCGCTGGTGACGGACAAGACGCTGGCGCTGGAGAACCGCGCGGCGGACGCGAAAGCTGCTGGCGACGCTATCCGCGCGGTCACGAATACCGCCAACACGCTTTCCGCGCGCGCGAATGTTTTGTCTGGCAGTGTGTCCGGCGCGGCGATTACTGCGACGGATTCTTTTGCCGCGCCTTTTGTCGAACTGCGTGTATGCGGCAAAAGCACGCAGGACGGCACGCCGCTCCCGACTGCGCCCGTGCCGATTGTCAGCGCGGGTGACGGCGGAACGGTGGTGGTCACGGTGTCGGACGGCGCGAATAATTCGCAGACGCTAACGCTGCAAACGCCGAACGCGCTGCCGGGCATCCCGGTCACATCCGGCGGAAACTACACGGACGAGAACGGGCAGCAGTGGGTGTGCGATGAGGTGGACTTGGCGCGCGGGGTGCGCGTGCAGCGCATCACCAAAATCAAGGTGACGTCTTCGCTCAACTGGCAGACGTCCGGACAAAAGGTTGATAGATACTTTGCTTGGTTCGCTGGCACTTCTGCGACAAATGTTCTTTGTACGCACTTTTCCACCACCGTAGGTTCGGAAACTGTCGGCGGCGCTATCGCAAACCAAAACAACCTCATCGGCTTTGCCTATGCGCAAAAAGGCACATCAACACTTGATGAATTCAAAGCATTCCTCGACGCGAAAGATGTGTATGTTTGGACATCGCTTGCAACTCCCGTCGAAACCGCCCTTTCCGCTGCTGAAATTGCCGCGTACAAGGCGCTGACCACCTACGCCCCGACGACTACCATCAGCGTTACTGATGGCGCTGGCGCAGAAATGAAGTACCAGCGCGACGTGAATATCGTAATCAAAAATCTTGAGGATGCGGTTGCGTCCATGACGCAAAATTAAGGAGGTATCTTTATGGCTATCAACAGTAAGGCACGGCACGATTTGACGCTGCGCGCAATCAAGCGCGAGATTTCCGCGGGGCGCGATGTGGCATTTTGGCTCGATAAGGCGTACACGCACCTTGACAACGGGCTGTTTAATGAGGATGACATCGCGGAAGTCGAGAAGCTGGCGCAGGCGTACTATGATTCGCTGGACGCGGCGGAAAATGAGGAAGAAGCGGCAACAATCTAAGTTGCGCGCAAGTTGCAATTGGTAGCAAGTTAGTTGCAAGTTAGTACCAAGTTAGTACCAAGTTTGAGGAGGTGTCATCATGCCCAAAATCGCAGTATCCGCCATTCTGGGCGACTTCCAGCGGATGCTTGACGAGCACTGGAAGTATACGGCTGGCGCAGCGGAGACGGGAAACGTTGACTGCTCCGGCGCGTTTGTCTGGTCATACCGTCAGCACGGGCAGAGCATCTACCACGGCAGCAACCGCATTGCGCGGACAGAAATTGTTGAGCTTGTCCAGATTTCTGCCGCAAAGCCCGGAATGGCTGTTTTTAAGTGCCGGAATCCGGGTGATTCGCGGTATGCCTTGCCGTCTGGCTACAAGCAGGGCGGAAAATACTACAACGGCGATTTGAGGGATTTTTACCACATCGGGCTGATGGGTGAGGACGGCAAGGTTCTCAATGCGCAGAGCAGCGCAACGGGCTTCGTCGCTTCACCCGTCAAGTCGTGGACGTGTGCAGGATACCTCAAAAAAGTCGAATACAAGGAGGATACACCAATGGTGGATGATAGCAACGATGTTATTTGCGTCGGACTCGTGACAGCGCAGAGCGGCAGCACGGTCAATCTTCGCGCAGAGCCGAGCAAATCCGCAAAGGTGCTGGAAAAAGTTAAAATCGGCACTTCTGTCAACGTCATCGGGAATAGTGGCGGTTGGCTTCACGTCGAGACGGAGACGAATCAGGGCTACATGATGGAGGAGTTTGTCGATGTGGGTATTTCCAAAACGGAAACACCCACGTTCTCTGAGCTTGCGGAACGCATCGAAAAGCTGGAGGAACGCGTCAAAGCGCTGGAAGGTGGTGTCGGCTGACATGGAAAACCTCACCACCGATAAGCTGATTCTGGCGCTGGGCGTTATTCTTGTCCTGCTGGGAGCATACAATACATTTTACACCGCGCGAAAAAATGCGCGGGATGAACGCAAGAGACAGGAGCAGCCAACAAACGCGCTGGCATCCAGCGTATCAGACATCAATCGCAAGCTGGATACGGACAAGCGCCGACTTGATGGGCACGAAGATCTCATCGGCGGCTTGCGTGACGGACTGATGGTAACGTGCGCCGGAGTACAGGCACTTTTGGAGCATGAGTTACACAACGGCAACGCCGACGAAATGACGGCGGCAAGCAGGGAAATTGATAATTGGTTGAGGGGCAATGCCCTAAAGGGAGGAAACGAAAAATGAGCGAGAGAAAAGCAATGTTAAGCCAGCCGATGGCTGGAAAAACGGAAGAAGAAATTATCGATACGCGTAACCGAGCCGTAGCAGAACTTGAAAAACGCGGGTTTCGGATTGTGAACACGCTGTTTACGGACGAATGGTATAGCCCGCACTCCATGAAACAGCGGGGCGTGGTGCAAATTCCTTTGTGTTTCTTAGCTAAATCGCTTGAAAACATGAGCTTGTGCCATGCAGCCTACTTCTGCAAGGGCTGGGAAAACGCCCGTGGTTGCAGAATCGAACATGAGGCTGCAAAAGCATATGGCCTTGAAATTATCTACGAAGAAAAGGGAGGAAATGCAAAATGAGCGAAAATTTGAAGCGTAAGCTGACAAGCCGCAAGTTCTGGGCGGCGGTTGTGTCCTTTGTGACCATGCTAACTATGGCGTTCGGCGTGGCGGATGAAACCGCAACACAGGTCGGCAGCATCATCATGGCGGGTGCTACGGTCATCGCCTACATCATCGGCGAGGGCATGACGGACGCGGCGGCAGTCGCGGAGGGCAAGGATAAACCGAAGGAGTAACGCATGAGCCGCGAAGTCGTATGGACAAAAGCGGTTGTGGATGCTTTTGTGGATGAAGCCTGTTTGTCGGACGAAGAAGAACTGATTATCAGGTCGCGGGCGAAAGGCTGGACACGCACAAAGCAGTCGATGCAGTACAATATGAGCATTCGTAAGATTGACTATATTATACACACGCTTAAAAACAAGTACGACGAAGCGCAGAAATACTCCGAGATTTTACCAAAGCGGAATACAAAGAAAGCCGGGACGTAATGTCCCGGTCTTTTTTTGTTGTACACTATTCTTGCGCCTGACGCTTGCACTCAACGTCAAGTTCCGGATACACCCCCGCGATTTTCGCAAGGGTTTCGGTTTTTAGGCGATGGTACAGCTCTTCCTTGCCGACAAGCCCGAAAAGGTTAATTAATTTGTCATCATATTCGCAGAGGTTATGGCGGATGAAATTAACCATCCAGCGTTCCAGCGTCTCGGTGTTCGGGGACAATATATCCACATTGCCATGCTCCAAATACCATTCTTGCTTTGCGTTCAGCGTCGCCTCTTCCAGAATGGGCATATCCCAGCGCGTAACGTGGATGGAAGCAATGAGCTCGTCGGCAATGGCTTCGGCGTTCTTGCGCTTCGTTTCGACGGCTTTTGCGGACGCTGCTTTCCGTGCGACTGCTTTCGCCGCCATCGTCTGGAACTCCTGCGTCCCCATGACGGAACGCACATCATCCTCTCGCCACAGCTTCATGGGCGCGGAGGACGCATAATGCGGATTCCGTTTTAGGACGGGCGGCGGCAGCAGCTTGCCTATCATGGACTTTGTGAAGCCCATGGACAGAACTGCCGATTGCGAAATAAGCTGTTCCTTTTGCTTTTCCGGCATGGTGTCCTCCTGCGCGTGGCGCGCAATGTCATCGCGGATGAGCTGCTTCAAGTACGCCTTCATGGTTTCAAGGGATAGGCATCAGCTTCGGCGGATGCCTTTTTTCTTTTCTCTGCATTTGCGGATTCGTTTAGCGTTTTCGCTGTCCGGGGCAAGGCAATATCCGCCTTTGCTATATGGCAGATGCAGCACGGAAATTTGGCGTTCGGCGATACGCCAAATTTCCGTGCTGCATCTTCCGGGCTATCTCCTGCGTCGATAGCGGCAGCTATGGCGGAATCCTCCATCAGCGCTTTGTTCGTCACTTGCTTTCTCATATGATACACTCCCTCAAAATAATTTCCGTCGTTGCAAGCCTGGATAATCAGCGCCCGCGTACCATGCCCGCGGGCAGGCAAAAATGATTTTGGGGCGGTAGCTCACTTACAATTCTCTGTCTTATACATAGCTTGCACATTTCTGCCCTCGAAACCTCCGGGGCGGGTGCATGGTTATTCTTCGTCCTGCTGATAAACATCATTGATTTCGTTTGTTTCCAGCACATCCCAATCATCGTATTCGATGTTGTGCGCCGTCAAAATAACGGCACCGTGGATTCCGTCTTCGTATTCAGCGAGTTTGTCATACATTGCTTTCGCTGCTTTGTAGTCGCTTCCGTCGTAATAAGCGCCATCACAAGCAGCGATAAAACTGCGGTAGCCATCGCGAATTCCGTCAACGACTTCGATTTCCACAACGAAATGGTCATACTGACTTTCTACGTCCAACTTACGAGTTTCTTCCATTTTTCTTACCTCTTTCTGTCCGGGGGCTTATATTTTGTGCCCCCCCTTGACACTATGTATTATATCACAAGTTGCGCAACTTGTCAATGCTTTTTTAAGATTTTTCGCAAGTTTTTTGCGCTCTTTCCGCAAGCCACTGCGATACGGCAAGGCGAATGACCGCAGAATCACTCAGCCCGATTTTTTGCCCAATCTCTTTAATCTGCGCGTTCTGCTCGTGCGTCACAATGACGTTCTTAACGATTCTATTCCCATCTTTTTTTAACATTTTTTGTTCCTCTCAGTTTTATTTTTTATCCGCGTCGTCCAGCACCAAAATCCCGGTAATGCACGCGGAGAAGTTGCGGGTTTCCTCCCATGACGCCATCTGCTCGACGGAATCAGATGTTGTACGTCTCGCCGCGGACGTTGAAGGTTTCGCCAATCTTGAAGGGCTGCACGGTATCTTCCGGCTTTTCTTCCTCTGCGCGGACGATTTCCGTGATTTCTGCGTAGGGATATTTCAAAACCAGCCCATCCCCAGCCATGCCCGTGAAGTTCTTCGGACCGCAGGAAAGCACCTTCATCGGGTGGTTCTTGTACCGTCCGATGCGGACGATGTAACCCGGCTTCACGTTCTCTCGACTATACTGTACGCCGCCCAGCGCGTCCATTGCGTCCTGATAGTAGCCCAGTTTGTCCAGTTCGATTTCGATGCGTTCCGCCCAGTAGTCGATTTGTTTGGCATATCCTTCCGCCTTTTCTGGAGACGTCTTTGAGTACAGTTCGCACATGTCGATGTTGCGCTTAAACTTGCGGATCGACGCTTCGCATTCTTCTATGCGGCGATTCAGAAACGCGCGGTCACGCATTTCCGGGCGGTCTGCCGTCTTTCGTGCAGTCTGCGCCCGATGACGATAGTATTCGGACTTATTAAATTCGTCGAAGACCTTCTCGTACGCCGCGAACATCTTGTCCCGCTGACGGGTGAACTTCCGCCCTGCGCTGGTGTTGATATTGGGCTGCGTGAAGAAGGCAATATCGCCATGTAGGTCGTTGATGGGCTTCTGGAGAGCTTCGCCCTTTGCACAGGCGGCGTCCGCCTTGATTTCAAGGCGTTCGGCACGATGTTCGGCGCGTTCTGCCTTGCGTTCCTGCTGTTCGGCAAAGCTCAGGCGTTCGCCCTGCTCGCCACCGTCACCCAATCCGATGGACTGCGCCACACGTTCTGCGCGCCACAGATTCGGTTCTTTCGCGCGGCTAATCCAGCACCCGGAGCGACGACCCCAGAGGAACGCGCTCTTAATTTCAGAACGCTGTTCGTCCGTCAGTGCGTCGTATTCCGGCTTGTCGAAATGCAGCTCCATCTTGCCGGTTTCGCGGTTGTGAATGTAATAGCTGATATCCATGTCCTACATCCTTTCTTGATTTGAAAACGTAGTATTATCCCCAGACGTGCTGCTGGACGTACTGCCCGCTGTCACGGTCAAAGTGCATCAGGGTTAAATCTACCCCGGTGCGCGCGCACTCCGCCACAAGCGCCGCCGTGCAGGCGGTCAGACCGGTTACATACACTACCAGTTTCCGCAGCCAAACGAACGCCTGAAGCCGGAGGAACACCTGAATGTCGCTATGGCGGTTGGCGACGTTTGGCGCTGGTCCATCGCAGGACGTGCCGATTCCGACGCGTTCCAGAAGGAACGTGCGGATTGTTTCCCTCATCGCCTAGAAGTCGAGAGGATTGACATCCCCCTCGAAGATGTACTCCGCACAGGGCATCTCGTGACGCCCCTTAATAAGACCGACAGTAATAGTTTCCATATATACCTTCTTTCTGTCCGGGGCTTTTATTTTGCACAGCCCCTTGACACTATTATTATAGCACAAGTTGTGCAATTTATCAACACCTTTTTAAGATTTTTCGCAAGTTTTTTTGCATCTTTCCAGCGCTTTGTCTGCATCTCCCCACCGTCCGAATCGCCTATACTATAATCAGTAGGAGGTGGTGCGGTGTATATCCACTACAACCCTAATCCGCGCGGCTTGCGCGTCGGGGATTGCGCTGTCCGTGCAGCATCAAAAGCGGCAGGGGAGACGTGGGGCAGCACCTATGCGGCGCTCTGTGCGCTGGGTTATGACTGCGGGGATATGCCTAACGCCAATCACGTCTGGGGACGGTACTTGCATGAGCGCGGATTCACGCGCCACGCCCTGCCGGATACTTGTCCAATCTGCTATACCGTCGCGGATTTCTGCCGTGAACATCCGCACGGGGTGTACGTCCTCGGCATCGGCGACCACGTTGTGTGTGCCGTAGACGGGGACTGGTACGACGCATGGGACAGCAGCGCTGAAATACCAGCTTACTATTGGGAGATGGAGGAATAACGCATGGCGTTTGGTTATCCACAATATTATCCACAGATTCCGTACTATAACGCGCAGCAGACGGCAATGCCAGACCAGCTTGCGCAACTTCGAGCCGCACAGCAGCCGATGATGCAGCAGCCAGCGCAGCCGTCGAGCAACGGACTAATTTGGGTGCAGGGTGAAGCCGGGGCGAAGAGCTACCTTGTCGCCAACGGTTCGAGCGTGCTGCTGATGGACAGCGAGAAACAGACGTTTTACATCAAGTCAGCGGACGCGGCAGGAATGCCGTCTATGCGGACGTTTGACTATACGGAGCGCAACGCATCCGTAAAGCCATCCAGCAGCGCGCAGGACGCGCCGGAGTATGTGACGCGGGACGAACTCAACACGCTGACGAAACGCCTTGAAGCGCTGGAAGGGCGCAAGAAAAAGGGGGTAGCGCAGGATGAACCCACTGTTTAACGCACTCGGCGGCGGGCAGATGCCCGGAGCTATTGGCGACTTCCAGCGTATGATGCAGCAGTTCCAGCAGTTCAAGGCGACGTTTCAGGGCGACCCGGAACAAGAGGTTCGCAAACTGATTGCATCCGGAAAAATCTCGCAAAACCAGCTTAACCAACTGCAACAGGCGGCGCAGATGTTGCAATCGTTCCTCGGTTCTTAA